GGTGCGCATTCAGACGGGAATTCCCTAATGAAATATGGTGCGCATTCAGACGGGAATTCCCTAATGAAATATGGTGCGCATTCAGACGGGAATTCCCTAATGAAATATGGTGCGCATTCAGACGGGAATTCCCTAATGAAATATGGTGCGCATTCAGACGGGATATCATGGTTAATCGGTTTATAAAAAAATTATTTGCAATCCAATCAATTCATTCAATTTTCAATTCATTTAATTTTCAATTCATTTAATTTTCATTTAATTTCAATTCAATCAATTCATTTGTACATTTCAAGTATCAATAATGTCTTATTCGTGTTACTCTTTCTCTGAAGGTTCGTCATCTTTATGGGATGCCTCAACAGATAAGATGATATATTGTTCCACATTATTCCCTCTTCGAGGTGAAAGAAGTAATTGCTTACACGAAAAAATGTTACCTCTGTTGGCTCAATATGGAGACAACGCTCCACGAGATGGGATCTTTAAAATTATACATCATGTGTTTAGAGAAGACAATATTTGTTTCTATTTAGAGAATGTTGGTGACGTCTTTAAGAGAAAAGCTATTTTGAACAACATTGGTTATTGTGTGGATAATGGGTTTGGTTCTGGTTCATTCGTTTCGAACAAAACTGAAAGAGATTTTACAAATACAAGAACAACCAAAACAAAAGCACCTAAAAAAAGAAAGATGGAACAGATTGAACCTGAACCAATGACTAATAATATTCATCTTAAAGATTTTGGCTGTCAAACCACGATGATAACGGAAGACATTGGTGTCCAAACAATCAAAGAACCTATTTATGAAATAGATGTGAAAGTAGTAAAAAATGTTGTGCTTACACCTGCGGCAAGCATTCATAAAAAACGAAATGAGTACACATTGAAATTGAATAGGGGATGGACATTGCATTCTAAAGACGGTAATAATTAATAACATGTATGTTAATTGATGTCTTATACTAATGTTTTATCGTGTCGTGTGTAGGAGGGTTCGGAGTTGTATTGACCAACATTGAAATGAAGTTGTTGCATAAATTTGTCATTATTAATGACACAGAGAGTAAATCATTCCAAGTTTTCATTGAAAGCGACACAGGAATTGCGGTCCACAATAAAAACATCAATTCTAACAAATGTTGGCGTTTTTTGAAAGAAGTATCCAATTTGAAATTGTTAAATGAATATTCATTCACTCCAAAGTACAAAGGTAACCAATGTGTATGTTAATTAATTGGTGTATAAATAATATAAAACATTTTGTTTCATTTTGTGTTGTAACATATTATATGTTATGTATTTGTTACTAACGTATATGGGAACATAGGTAGCACTTCTGTTTATGGCAACAACTTTTATATTATTGGAATGAGTTTGGAAGGAGAAGGACTTCGATCATGGAATGAAAACACATTGATATTGTTCGCGGATAATAATGAGTTTCAATTATTACTGAACACCATACATGTATTTCACAACGAAACAAATTGTATACATGGTGATTGTCATATTGGCAATCTTGTTGTTTCATCGACTAACCCAGGTAAGTATGTAATGGTTGACCTTGAAAGAGTTGTTTCAATTAGTGATTTGACAGATGATGTTTATTATAAAAAAGTATTCTGTTTCATGGACACAATGCATCTTATGAGACAATTTTATAAGCCAAGTCTGAAATTATTTCTGAATAAAAATCAGTATTTGGTGTCATTTCATAAACAAATTCATCAACAGTTTTGTGAAAGTTTGATATTACCATTTGTCAATGAGAACAATAACAAAATTGAATTGAACCGATGGTGTCAAATACTGATTGATGCTGAGTGTGGAGATAATTATTTGAATTGTTTCGACCAATACAATCAAACAGTGGAGAATATATTACGGTTACCATATTTCAAAAAACCTACTTTAAGTATGAAAAATACTTTGTGTACGTTTCTAGATATTATTACCATGACTTCAAAATTTGTGTAATGAAGAGCATGTATGTATACAAACACTAAATTATAGTTTTTGTTATATATTTATATTTATATTTATATTTATGACATTCATTGTATATAAATAATGTAGTTCCAAAATTATAAGTTGCTAATTTGACACAACAAGAACGTTACGCTATAAATAGTTATATAATATATGGGTCTTGTAAAGGTATAATATTTACTGCATGCAAATAAAGGAAAACTTTGACTCATATTATATTATATTCATATTATATACATACATTATGCCAAAACAATTCAAGTTTTACGTGAATAATGATATAATGTTTCAATGTAGATTACAATCTGTTAGATGTAAAGCAGATAGTAATAATGGAAATAGATGCAAAAATAATTCAGTAATTGGCACATCAATGTGTTGGAGACATTTATTAAAGAACAAAAAGGTTAGAATAATGAATAGTCAATATGATAAAGGATTATTTGCTTTAGACCCTACAAAGGAACCAAATGCTGTAATATTTAGGACTGGACAGACTATAGTTAAATATGAAGGTGAAGTGCTAACAACAGATGAGGTCGAACAACGTTATGGACAATATACTGCACCATATGCTGCCAAAGTAAACAACAATAATATCATAGATAGTTCTTGTTTGAGAGGAGTAGGCAGTTTAATAAATCACGCTCCTCAAGCTAGAAAAAATTGTAGATTTAGTTTCCCACGTGATGGTGGTCTGCAAATTAAAGCAACTAAAGATATACGAAATGGTAGAGAATTATTTATAAACTATAACGAAGGAAACCTACCAGGCGAACCAAGATATCGTTTTAATGAAGCAGGAGTAAGACATACAACTAGATGAATATTATTTAATCAACTCCACATAATTATTTACAATTCAAAAGGTGTAACGGTTTATAATTCAAAGAAAAGTGAAAAAAATCACAATTAATTATAATTCACAATTAATTATAATTCACAATTAATTACAATTAATTATAAAATGGCAAATTCAAAGACAGTCTTTATTGATATTGTATTTTGTAATGGCGAATGGATATTTGAATCCATTGAAAACTATATGGATCCTAAAGAAACCAAAACAATTTATTTGGAAAATTTTGAAATTTTTGATGATGTAAAAGCAGATGAACAAATTATTCTCACTATTAACGCCGAGGAATGTGAGACAAGAGAAGACTTCCAAGGGTTTTGTGATATTGAAAAATTTGGACCTAAGATTACTGGGTTGTTGTTAGTTTTCAATAGTGATTGGTTTCAAAACATTTTTTTAGGATTTTTTGAATTGCTAGCAGAAGCGTCAAATAATCTTGAATGGGTCAATATTGATTGCGACTTTTACCCCCACAAATGGTACAACTATTTTGTCGCAAACCAGAAAAGATTTCCGCGCTTAAAGAATTTTAATATTGATATCTGTCCAGATATTATTGACGAGTTTTATTTGACTAATTGGTTAAATGGAGTAATTTCGAATGGAGTAATTGCAAACACCACATTTTCTTGCAATGGGGAAAATATTACAAGTCCCATTGTTGTGAATGATGAAGTCAGATTTGTCGAATATTATTTGATGCGGTTTTTCGAAAACATTTCCGATGTGAAAATTTACGGTGTCGATGAAAATGATGTTTCACAGGAAGTTATTGAAAAATTATTTATTGACGCAAATTTCAATAGAAGAAAGGCATTTTTGCTCTGTTTGGCTTCTTCTAACTTCTTAAAAGCGAAAGAAAATGAAGTACGACCCCGTTTCTTACAATCTTCTGTCATTCAAGTGTTTGAGTGTAATGATTTGTTGAGAATTGTTTCTGGATTTATTTAGTTTAGTTTTTACAAAATTTATTGTAGTTGATTGCTATTGTAATATGAGATGATTGATGTATGGAGCGGGTAGAGAAAATATCGGGACCTTATTGATTTTCGTAAAATACCCACATTATTGATTTCCGTTATAAATGCTGATTATAATTTTGTATTGTTTTCAGCCAAATTACAATAGTTATGGTAATAAAATATATGTTAAAATTATAAGAATGACTACCTGTTCCGTTTTACATTAAAAAAACAGTAGGGTAAAAGAAAGGCAAATAATACCAGTATAAAAATAAGATAACGGTCATATAAATAAGAGATATTCCCTAAAATATTTTCCACAACCCATTCTGACTGAATTTAATTTACCTGCTCTCTGGGTCAATTCCTTGCTATCACAATTAGCATTTATTTTCAGTTGTTTTTACTTAAAAGGAACTTTGTAATAACCTTTATATATGTCAGAAGTGACAACTTTGACTGAAACAGTCAATAAACTCTTGGTGAGAGTGAATGATTTGGAAAAGGAAAACGAAAAATTGAAAGAAACTATTGACCGACTTATTGCGTATAAGGTACTTAAAAAACATGTTCTAAATGAGTTGCTGTTTGTGGTTAATGGAATTGTATATGATAAACAGGCATCTGATGTTTTATCATCGGGAAAAGTACTTCGACATCACTTTGAAGTGGATAAAATAATTGATTACACACGAAAATGGATGGAAGTGAACCGATTAGAAGAATTTCGTTTCCATAATTGTGATCGACACGCAAGAGTTGTATTTGCAAGTATTTGTGGAAACGTTGCTGAAGAATGGGTTCAAAACAACACCATAAACATGAATAATATGTCTGCAAATAATTTTGTAGTAACAGAAAAAATGTCTCTTCGTGAAGGTTTATTAAAGAAGCAAGAACTATTTGAACAAAATCAACATCGAAGTGCAATATTAATCCGTTTGGTTAAAACTACTGACAATGGAGATGGTCATTCATTTGTAATTTATAAAGAAAGTGATGGACACGTTTATACTTTGCAATCTTCTTTTGGTAAAGCACAGTTATGTTCTATTCTTGGAGATATTTTTACGAATGAATTGGTTGAAACAATTGAATCAGGAGAAAAAGTTTGGTATGGTTCTTTTGGTATTGCGTGTGATGACAATGTGCAAGAATGTGATAGATGGTTTTGTGAAAATGAATGCTATTTTGTGTATCGTGAATAGTAGTGTTTACTCTTCTGACTGTGTTCCCAATTAACCATTTTATTAAGTCCAGTTTATATGGAGCATAGATGGATCATATGTATATCTAAAAAATAGTACAATGATTTACACTCCCCGTTAAGTAATAAGTAACGGAATAAATGCACGTAAACTGTTTTTATTATTAAGTTATCTTTGTCTGCGTTCAACAGTCTTGTTAGAAGTATATTATTTGTGTGTTCTACGAGTGTGTTTAAAATTATTGTGATGCATTGAAGTTTTTTGTTTTATTCTATTATACAGTATAGTCACCACAATTTCATTTTGAAATAAAATATCTATTACATAATACTTGTCCTGATACTTGTCGACAAATTATTGCGCGTATGAATACATGAGTTTAACACACCACATTAATTGACATTGAAACATTTTTCACGTAAATTAATTTCATGCAATTCATACGTTCTCGTATATAGTCTGCATTTAGTTGTCGGTCTTTTAACCAATTTTTAAATGGGGTAAAGATATCACCATGAAATGACACCTCAATACAGGGAGGTAAAATTAATCTACACGCTATATTTATTGCACAAACGCGTTTGCAAAGTTGATCTATTGCAACTTGTTTTCCTTGTCCGCTTTTTACTTCTGCACAACAAATATGAAGTCGATTGCCAAAAAGTTCAACTGAACCTCTTACGTCGAATTGAAGGTCATATGCAAAATTTGTTCCTGTGTAAAATTGACAACACATATACACGATTATACTTATTAATAAATATGATTTAGGTTCTAACTAACCTTTTTCATACATATCTACTGTCAAAGCCCACAGTCCAAGTTTTGACGTTTGCAAATATTGCAATTTCCCTGCTTTCCCTTTGACCTCATCACTGTCATACTTCACAATATATGCCGTCAATGAGTTCAATTTTCCTATATCCTTGCCATTTTTCTTTTTACGTTCTCTTTTGATCCATGATCTCAATTTTGGAACATTATTGTATGCTAGTTCAGTAAGGACATTCACTCTTGTAGAAAGTAATACAGCAGATTCCCCCTCTGAACAAGCTTCACAAGCACCATCCTCGTTGAACCTTATGTTTTTGGGAGCAACTAATCTTGCTAAACCAAACAAGTCATTTACAACAAATGGTCTAGCGTACAAATCACCACGAGTTGTTCTTAATTCTTGTCTCAACATCATTTCATACATCATACCCGACTTCAGTAAATGAGGTTCTTGATTTTCCAACTTATTCAAAACTCTAGAAACATCTTTTTCAACCTTCTTAACACGGTCAGACATTGTAGTTTCAAATTTATCAACTTTCGTCTCAATCTGTTCAATCTTCGTCTCAATCTTCGTCTCAATTTGCTGAAGAAGGCCAATAAAAAAGGCTTTGGTTTCCTCACTCATATCTTTAATACTCATTATATTACAATATGTAAAATTATTTCTATATTGTATACTTTAAGAGCTTAAAAACAAATAAGCAAGATGATGTAATGTAAAATTTTCGTACTATCGATAAAAAATATAATCTTACTATTTCCATTACACACATTCCGTTCAACTATGAAACATACCCAGCGGTAAATTTGACACGAACGGAAAGGAAATATGTGTAAAGGAAAGGAAAAATTGTTTTGTGACTATTATCGCTCGCAACTTGAGGCCTATTTTTACTTACTACAAAATAAAGGCCTTCTACTCAACCATCTATCCCTAAGGTTGATTTCTCCACCTTAGACCTACTGACTATTTTCATTTATTATTCAACATTTCTACAATTTTATATTGTTCTCCAGGAGTCAATATTTTCATTATATCGGGAGCAATAACGTCATCAAAACTATCAGGATTTAGTCTCTTTCTTTCTTTGTAAATATTTGAAATTTCGCAGATTTTTGTTTCTAGTGACTGATATGTCTTTGTCTTTTCTTCAATTTCCAAATTTATATTTAATTTCCTTTTTATTAAATATTCTTGTAAAATGAGACGGAATTCAGTAATCTTATACAATTTACTATTATACGTAAATCGTTGAACTTTCTTGGGTAAATTCATGTCTCGAAATTCTATTTTGCGTCTTCTCTTTTTGCCTAGTATATACTCTGATAAATCCTTCCAAATATCATTTTGGATTGAATACATTTGTAGTTGATATAGTTTCATATTTGAAATTAAAATATGCTTATCTTCAACTGATAATTTTTTATAATAGTTTTCAAATGTCTCTATATTTGATTCAATATTAAGTTCATTTTTACAATATTCAAGAATTAAATTATATACACGATTTCCAAATAAATCCTTAATTTTATTACTCATCTTCAAATTGTGATGCTAACAAAAAATAAATTTTATAAAAAATCTTCATTTTTATTTGAAAATATTTTATATTTGTTAATTTGGTTTTCATTTTTATTTGGTTATTAAATGGTCACAATTTAATATATTATTATGGAAAATATTAATATCTCTGACGCACCATATTTCATTCAACCATACACTGGAATAGCAAATAAGTCTCTGAAAATTCGTAGGAATGGAAAGCATATTTGCGGTTCATGTAATAAAGAATTTAAGCAATCGGGGCATTTAGATACCCATATTAAATTAAAGCACATAAATGCGAAACCGTACCATTGCAATCACCCAGGTTGTAAAAAATCATTCGCGGTAAGATGGGCTTTAAGAACTCATATGAAAATTCACGAAGAGAAGCAATACAGTTGTAACTACTGCGACAAGAAATTTCATCAAAAAGTTCAAATGGAATCTCATATAAAGTATGTTCATTTTGGTATGGCATATACGTGTGAAATATGCAACAAGAAATTTGAAAATCATTACTTGTTAAAATATCATTCTAGAATACATAATAAGTAATCAGATATTTTTTATCCAATTTTGTTATGTTGTGAGTGTTTTGTATTCATCTATTTACAAAATAATAAAAGGGTAAATTATTCAATAAGTATTTAATAATCTTACCTTTATATATATGCCGGGTTCTGCGATATTACCAGCAACAATAATTAATGGTAAATTATATTTTTTATTTGGCAAAGAAAATAAGTTTGAAAAATCGGCACCAGGGTTTTCCGATTTTGGAGGAGGAATGGAAAAAGGAGAAAAAACATATGAAGCAGCTATCAGGGAAGCATGTGAGGAAATGACGGGGTTTTTAGGAAATGAAAAAGAAGTAAAATCATTAATGGAAAAACACGGAACATATAAAGTAGAAATAGAAAATTATACCAGTTTCATATTTCCGCTTCAATATGACCCTCAATTGATTAAATATTATAACAATAATCAAAAATATTTACAGCGCAAATTGCCAGACAAAGTATTCAAAACCACACGCATTTTTGAAAAGGAAGAAATAAGATGGATAAAAGCAGACGATTTGAAGAAAATGCGGCATAAATTTCGGCATTTTTATCGTTTTATGGTTGATTTACTTTATAACGAACAAAAACAAATAAAATCCTTTATTCAAAAAGGACTAAAAAATAAAACAAAATTTACAAGAAGAAAACGAAAATCTGTTGTAAAGAATAATAAATCTAGAAGGAATAAATAATCATTTATATTATTTAGATTTAGTTAGTAGTTTTTTACATTTTTTTTATTAGTGATAAGCTTTAACCGTGATCTTAGAAGATTTGCCTGATTACCATCAGAACAATTACGATCCAAAGAAAATATATTCATTCCATGACACTGCTCAAATTCCGTCGTTTGAATTGTCACAGTAAGCAAAAACATTGCAACATGACAAAACGCTTCAAATTCACTTTCATTTCTTCGAATTTGTGAATTATTTTCCATAATAATCCAATCAAAAAGTCTTACAAAACAATCTGATATTGACAGCTTCCATTTGGACCGTCCATCATCTATACGAATCATATTCGACACAAAATTGCACATATGGTCTTCAAACTTGTAATCGCACCAAGTATTCAATAAAAATGACATACTCTTAAAACTTTCGCTTGTAAAATATTCGTCACGTTTTAAAATCGCTAAAATGAATTGCAATATATCTTTCGTTTTGGGGCCTACCATTTGACATACCCTGGAAGTATCTAAATGCTGATAAAATAACACAAGCCATTCCACATTGTCACAATGAGTATCGACAGTGAACTGCAAAATCTGAGGAAGGTATGAATCGTCAGTTATATTGTTAGCAATACTATTTGTCAACAAGGTATCCACTTTATGACAAATATTATAAACAACATCTCGAAATTTTTTAACGTGTTGCGGAATCTTTAGAGAAGTGCCTCCATTTTCAAGTTCCAATTCTTTCAAAAACGTAACCAAGTGATTCATCCCCTCCATTTCAATATTGGATGCAGTTATGTCGTTAATTGTTTCGTCAATTAGTGCCAATATTCTTTCGGGGTAAGAGTGTACGCTCAGAATGTTCTGCAAAACTTTCCAATCCTCTCTCGAATCAACTATACACATAATCCGATATATAATTTTAGTAAATATTTCATTGCTTCCTTTTTCCCACGCAATTGAGATTCGAAGTTTGCCCTCTTCTTCAGTTAATTTACTAAAGCAATCTAAAAATAAGTCAACAGAGATTGGCGATGTGGTTCTAAGATATTTCAAAACAACTTTGCGATACCGATTCATCAATGACTTTGACGAATTCCTGTTTGCACAGCAGTCGAAAAATCTTTGTATAACTTGTTGCATCAACAAAAAGTCTGGTTCAGTGTTATTGGTCCAACTGTCAAGTATGTGGTCGATATCAATCAAATATGACTTGTCAAACCATTCAAACATCGAAGACAATGATATAATGTGTTCTTGATCGGTTGTAAAACTTTCTGTTCCCATATAGTAAATACATTGCAATATAGTTTTAAATGCTTTTTTACAAACAACGTTCCAAACCCACGTTGTGTCTGTTATGCATTGAAAAAATGTGTGAATAACTTTAGCAGTCACATATAAATGCTCCATCGAGATTGATGATTGCAATCAAATGAACACGTTATCAAATAATTATTATCCGATTTTATTAAGAAAAGATGAATGGGAAAATTGTGGGGAACTATCGACGACCAAATTGCTTTCAGTAATAGACAAATGCAAAATAAAATAAATAAATTGCAAATCCAGTTGAAATCAGATTCACAAACTCCAAAATGAATCAGGCATATTTTTCGGTGCTAATTTTCACGCCATTTGGCGGTTTAACTCAAATATTATTTGTGTGGCGATGACGGAGGTAAATTAAAAAAGATTTTTTTTGTTTTTTTAATATATATTATGTAAAAATGTAAAAGGATGTGAACGGATGCTAAAAATGATTTCCAAATTGTTTGTTGTTTGTTAATAAAAATATTAAAAACATTTAGTATACATAATACAAAGATATCCAATGCTTAAATTTTGCCGAAATGTACATAAAACAAAGTGGTTTCAGATTGTGCGTTCAATGTCGTATTTTCCAATGGCAACCGCTCCCAGACGGTCCCAATCGTTGTTATTCAGTGGAAAAACTTTGACAGATTCTTTTGAACTCCCAGTTGATATAAGAAAAGGTGTTACTGAATCTATTAATAATGTTGACCATGAGATGTTTATAAAAACATCGTTTGACATGATTCGTCATTTGGAAAAACAAAATTGTGACCATCCTCTATGGTTAAATTCAGATTTCATGTTCAATGGAGAGTTTTCATATTTACATACTTCTTATCGCAGCATTTTTAAAATGTGCTTGTTGAAAATGATAAGTACATTAAGCCCCAAGTCATCTCCCAGTTCAAATTACAGTGGTCATTACTTTGTGGGCCCAAGAGGAATTGGTAAATCAGTAATGATGCAAACGTGTTGTCTTGTTGTGGGTCAACTCTTGCCCGAGATTGCGACAATTTATATTGATGCTTCAGTTTATCACAATCGCTCACTGCGTTTTAGCCTGGTTCATTTGTTGAACGAAAGACTTACATCTTCTTCTGTATTTGAGAAACTTTCACTTGATTCTGAACTTGGTGACATTTTAGCCCGATCCGCTGAATTGAAATGTACCTTAGCAATTTTTATTGACGAAGCTCACGTGTGCTACAAGAATAATACAGACTGGCCTGATATATTGGCGTGTGTTTCTGGGTTTCGCAGTGCTGTTTTTCTGAGCGGCAGTGATAACCTATTGGTTCCGTGTGTTAAACTTCGACCAACAGATCGTAAATTTCTTGATATAAATTTAGGAAAATTTAACCACGAATCTTTAAATTCTACGAAGTTGACTCAAATATCGTTAAGAGGATTTTCTACATTGGAGATGTATTTGCGGTATTTTGAAGATCGAAGAAACATGTTGAAGACGCTTTGCCCATCCATTGCTGATATGAAATTGTCTGTTAACAATGATAAAGTGCGCGATGAAATTAAAAGCTTACACTCACTGACAGCTGGACGGATGAGATCAATGCATGCTCTTCGGCAGGGTGGAGCGGAATACTCAGAACTAATGGACTTCGACATTGATTCAGTTTCAAAGACTGATATTTCATACTTAAAACCATTTTTTGAAACCATTCAACAAAGGGGGTCATTTGATCCATTTTCTCTTCCCAGACTGGCCGTTGGAGAGGGACCTGGTAAACTATCTCAATCTGTTGCATATGAGCTTGTTCAAAAAAAACTATTGAGTTATGTTCGCAACGAAGTTGTTACATTATCTTCTCCTGCTGTGTATCTCACGTGTAGTCGTGAAGTGAGTGTTTTTATCTCGCATGCTGAAAGTGACAAAGAAAGTGTGTTGGAGATGGTTGAAATGTTAAAGGAAATTGCAGTTGTTGTTTGCTCAAGTGACTATGAGACGGGTGCCCATATGTCATCTGTTAAATCTCTAACAGTATGGGAAAGAGAACAAATCGAAAATGTTGGGAAAAACAATCATTATGCGGTTATTGTATCATCCTCCACATATTGCGACAAAGTTGATACTGGAGGTGACGTAGGATGTGCAAGAGAGTGGGGTCTTCTGCATAAACTTAAAGATGAATCCAATAAATCTATTATATACTCTCACTTGGGAGAATATAAAGATAACGTGAAAGGAATTGTGAAGGATTACTTGAAGGACCGTTCACTGTTAAAGTTTTCAAAAACAAATGCTACGTCATTTTTTGTTCGATTAACTGAGCCATCTTAATTATTATTATTATGTGTATTGTGTGTATTTTTATTAAATCTCCAAATAGCACGTGTCAATATGAACTTGATATTTTTAGTTAATTTTAGTTTTTTATTTATTTACACACACAAACAACGCAAACTTCGTAACTTTTCGACTCTTTATATCAAAGTTTTTTTCTAATTCTGATATTAATTCACAAGCCTCTTTTCCTTCTATTACTATTCCTCGTTCATTCTTTTCAGACCACCGTTTCGTTGGCTCGGCTATGTACAATATACCATTCGTTTCCAATACACGATGTGCTTCTTGGATATATTCTTTATTATTTGACCCCATCATGGCCAATGATAATATGCATATTTCGACTGAATCGTCCTCTAATGGTAGTTGAGATATATCACACCTTTCAACCATCTCATTACTCGCATAATGATCATAATTTGTTATACTAAATCTTGTATCTTGTGTGTTTTTGAAATGTCGCGCAATATGTGCAGGACCACAACCCATATCTACTACTTTTTTGGTACGCTTGGTCTTGATTTTTTCAAGTTCCATTATGATTTGGTTTCTTGGGATTGCTTCTGACGGAAACGATTTCTCATTCTCTTCTGATATTCCATGATACTCATACCATAATTGAGGAACCTCGTTGAAAAGCTGATGTAGATTGTCCGATCTTAAAACATTGTACTCTCGTTGCAAAATTGACATCTTAGATTTGACACATTCCCTTTTTTCAATTTGTCCCTCTTTTTGTTCTTCACATTTATCTTCAGATTGAACTACAGTTTGTAGTTTCATTGATTTTTTCTTTGGTGCAATTCGCTTCTCATCCCTCCATCCAATTAACTCACTATCCAAATACTCTTTGACTTCATTGGAACAATTAGAATTACCTTTTCCTTTCAAAGCCTTTTTCCAACTTCCTAATTTTTGAGCATCTTTGTATTCTTGTTTTTCTTCATTGGTTTTATTTGTTTTTCTAATTTCTCGTGGTAATAAGTTTCCGCCATTTTCAAAACGTAATTTTGCTCTATCTACCAAATTGACGGCATATTCCATTGCTTTTGCATCCAAATCCAGTTCATCTCTCCATCCAATTAACTTTCCATCCAAATACTCTTTGACTTCATTGGAACAATTATATTTACCATTTCCTTTCAATGATTGTTTCCATTTTCCTAATTTTATAGCATCTTTGTATTCTTGTTTTTCTTCATTGGTTCTATTTTTTTTGGAAATTTCTCGTGGTAATAATTTTCCGCCATTTTCAAAACGTTGTTGTGCTCTATCTACCAAATTGGCGGCATCTTCCATTGCTTTTGCATCCCGTTCATCTCTCCATCCAATTAACTTTCCATCCAAATACTCTTTGACTTCATTGGAACAATTTTTATTACCATTTCCTTTCAATGATTGTTTCCAACTTCCTAATTTTGTAGCATCTTTGAATTCTTGTTTTTCTTCATTGGTTTGATTTGATTTTGTTATCTTTCGTGGTAATAAGTTTCCGCCATTTTCAAAACGTTGTTGTGCTCTATCTACCAAATTGACGGCATCTTCCATTGCTTTTGCATCCCGTTCATCTCTCCATCCAATTAACTTTCCATCCAAATACTCTTTGACTTCATTGGAACAATTAGATTTTCCTTTTCCTTTCAATGATTGTTTCCATTTTCCTAATTTTTGAGCATCTTTGGTTTCTTGTTTTTCTTCATTGGTTTGATTTGATTTTGTTATGTTTCGTGGTAATAAGTTTCCGCCATTTTCAAAACGTAATTTTGCTCTATCTACCAAATTGACGGCATCTTCCATTGCTTTTGCATCAAGTTCATCTCTCCATCCAATTAACTCACTATCCAAATACTCTTTGACTTCATTGGAACATTTTGAATTTTTACTTCCTTTCAATGCTTGTTTCCAATTTGCTAATTTTGTAGCATCTTTGTATTCTTGTTTTTCTTCATTGGTTCTATTTGATTTTCTAATTTTTCGTGGTAATAAGTTTCCGCCATTTTCAAAACGTTGTTGTGCTCTATTAACAATATCACTGGCTCGCTCCATAGGGTCATATTGAATTACCTCGCAGTCAATTATACAATTAGTAATTGTATTTGATAAATCCATCATTGAATTTGAATTGATTTTCCATAAAACTTGAATATCGCTATCATTGGTATAATAATTAATCCGCATTCTTTCTTTTTTTCTCTCAGGTGGGACAATAATGTCGTTTGATTTACGTGAACCATTAACATGAACAATGGATTGATAACTGGTCTCATCTGTTTCTTTATTGTAATTGCGTAATAATTTGATGGTTGATTTTGGTTCATTAGTCATATTTGAATTAGAATATATTTCCACAGGAGTATCAAAAGTATCTGAATGTATTTCAATAATGGTATTGTGTTCAAGAGCCAATTGATTCAACAAATAGTCTTCGGAGACAAACTCATCTAAATTAATAGATTCTTGTAATTCCAATTCCTTTTCCAAAACATCCTCAAGGTCACCAATGTTATTATCTAAACGAAAATGTTGTCTACTCAAATTCTCAGACAATTCTTGTGGAGAAATTGTTTCATTGTATTGCAAACACATTTCGTAAAGTTGTTCATCTTCTTGACGCAAAGCGGATAGAACATTTAAGATAGCATTAAAATCACCGCCCTGATTCAAATTAGAACGAATAATTTCATCTCTTTTTTCAGGAGATTCTTGTGCGTCCTTGTATTTTTCTCTATCAACCCAACAAGGAAGTAAAATGGTAGCTTTGCGTTTGAGTTGTCCGAAAAGTTTCCGAATAATGCGGCCAATGTTCTGAAGGATATCAATTTTTGAAGATTTTGGGTCAACAAAAGCGATCATATTAGCGTTTTTAGTATCAACACCCTCACTGATAGTTCTACACGAAGCAATAATAAATAATTCGTTATCCTTTTTGTAGGTATCATCAAATGAATTCAAAATATTAAACCTACAACATCTATCATTATTAGTGCGATGAATTTTATTTTTACAAGCATTAATACAAAAATTGCATTTATTAATGAAACCAGTATGAAAAGCAATCATAGTAATATGCGAAAATTTCTTTTGACCGTTAAATTCTGTATTGCAAACATCATTATAAACATTAACAAATTTGTCCTGATCCACAAAATTTAAAACAGAAGTATCAGAGTCACCATTAACATCAGAATGGAAGGTGAGAATGCGGTTATTTCCAGTGATAATAGCAGCCCGAGCAATGGATTTGTAAATTGAATTAGTAGAGTTATCCAAATATAAATCAATATTAATATCAAAAGAATTAAGGTAATCTTCGGTCATACCCCTGTAATAATTAAAATCGTAAACCAAATTTCCGCACATATTTTTATCAGGTTCGCCACAATCGTACATAACAATACCATTAAGGTTTCTAGGTGTTGCGGTATAGAATATTTTTTTATTAATAAAATGGTAATTGTTTTTAAAAATGAGTTCTTGAAAAGAGTTACCAACAACATGATGAGCTTCATCGAAATGACAAACATCAACTGACGAATTAGATAATTTTAAAGCTTCCAATAAAGTATCAAAACTTTGATAAGTAACTAAAACAAATTTTTTATTTTTTAATTTTAAAAATTGAACAATGGAAGGGATATGAGTGGTCGACAATTCATCATTATCAGAACAAATTCTAATTTTAGTTTGTTGATATGTATTCAAATCCGAATCCAAAAGATAATCCGAATCAAATTGTTCGATTAATGGTAGAGAAGGGAAAACATAAACGAGCAAATTTTTATCGTTGTTAATTTTACATCTTCTCATTAAAAGAGACTTACCTGTTCCGCAAAACATTTTAACAATGCATTCATTGTTATCATTGATAACCAAATCATTGTAAATTGCATTATCTGCTTCATCCTGAAAGTAGTGAAGTTTTTTAGAATAAATGGACATAATAGTTAAAGTTTAAAGCAAATCAATAGTAGACTAGTGTTAATTATAAATATATTTAAAATATATAAATCGTTTCATTTTTTTACAAATATACTATATTTTCCCCAAAACAAAACATTAATTTTCAAATAGTAGAGAAATAAAGAATAAAAAAGGGTTCACATTATTGTGACACATTACATTCTTTATTAGAAACTTTTTAAGCGAAAGTGGTGAGTCAAAAGTTATATATTAATGTTATTTCATATTTCGATATGTAATAGAAATTCGCTTACCTTTAATTTTTTTTGATTTCACAATACAATGTTTGTATTTTTTATTCGTTTCTTGTGTAAATTCAAATCGACTTCCATGAGGCAAAATTAAGTCGAATGTTTGTTTTGACTCATTATGTTGAAGTCTCAAAACACGTGTTTCACCAAATGACGAAATTACAATAGTGCTGTCTTCGCAAATTCCATTGGTTTTATCACTATGATATCCAATATATTCACTCCCATCTTCATAGAAATTGACAACACAAGAATTGTATCTAGACAGTGGTTGCCCCAACACAATACATTCAGACAAATAATCAAAGTCTTCAAGTTCTCCCACAGAATTATCGCTTCCATTAAAATTGTATGTTTTACCCAAAGTAACCATTTTCCGCGGAATTTTTATATCTTTTCCATACATTTTACAATACTGACTTTCTTCTGGTTTGAACTTCCATAGTTCATCTATATCACTTTCAATATGACCGCAATTCAACTCAACAACTGCGATATCATCACCATACAATTCGTAAAATATTTCCTCCATTTTGTTAAATAGTAGACTAGTGTTAATTATTAATATATTTTTAAAATATAATAATCGTTTCATTTTTTTTACCCATATACTATATTTTACCCATAAAATAAATAACTAATTTTCAAATCATTGACGAAATGTTCTCCAACATTAATTTCACTATTTCCATCAACCTTGATATGATGAATGAAATAAACCTTAAAATTTATAAGAAAAAATTTATTTATTTCAATTATTGATAAAGTAATTTACTATGTCTTATTAAATGAACAAACGAACATACGAGTAAATTTAATAAATAATAAATTTACAATTCCTTTTTTGTGATTTTTATCATAACACATTTTAAAATATTTTTCTGCCTTTTTATAATTATATTCAACATCTCGATAATATACACCTAATTTATTCATTGATTTATAACATCCATAATCAATACCCATACAATAATATTTAATCACATTTGCATAATCTCTTTTTTCATAATATAATGATCCAAGAATATTAATAGAAGATATATCACCATTAATTATAGCCATTGTGTAATATTTTATAGCATCATCAATACAATTATTTTCCTTATAATAGTTTCCTAATAATATCATACTTTGGACAAAAAGTTTTTCACAACTTTGTTTTAAATAATATTCCATTTTTTCATAGTTTTTTTCTATATGTTTATAATAAATACCTAAATTATGCAATGATGGAACGTGACCTTTATCTATTGACATATTATAATATTTTATAGTATTTTCATAATCAACAAAATGACCCATATATAATGTTCCAAGTCTACCCATTGCGGCACCATTATTTTTAGCTAACAATAAATAATCTTTTTCAAGTTGATAATTTTTGTGTTTCCGATAATATAAAGCCATGCAAAGTACGGATATACGATTTCCATACTGTATAGCTAAATTATGATAATTCATTGATTTACAATTATCAATATATGTGTAATATTTACCTAATTTATAAAATGCCATATCATTATTTGTTTCACAACCGTATTTTAGATGTATTAGCGTGTCTTTTTTATTATTTTGTATATAATAAATATCTGCAATGAAACAATGAATATTACCATTTCTAATAAAAATATTATTTTCTATTGTTGAATCGATTTGATCATGATTTAATGATTTTGTACTTGCTAAAAATAATTCTGATAATTCAATACAATTTAACAATTGTTCTATTGCTAAATCATATTTTTTTGTGACTTTCCAATTATAAATACCGTTCCAATATGTTATATCTGGGTCGTCATTATGATCATCTTGTATATCATCATTGAACAATTTTAATATTTGATTCTCACAATGAGTATAATCTATATCATCAATGTAAAATTTTTCTTCATTACTAATTGTCACTTTATAGCATACATCAATTTCATTAATATTTGTAAAATCCATATTATAATGAAAATAAGATTATACTTATACTTATATAATAATAAGATTATACTTATATAATAATATGATTATATCATAATAATTTAAATTTAAAGTAAATTTAAGAAAATCCCCTAATAAGAAACAAACCAATTAACAAAATTATAAAGATATTTAGAAACACCATTTTCCTTTTCTGGATTCCAATAATCTTTTATAAAAATAATAAAAAGTAAAATCAAAATAACATTCAAAGAAGCGTGATTCATTTCTTCATGAAGCTCATCATATTTGGAGCCAAATAAAATATCCATAAAATCAATACCATAATTCGTTTTATTGTTTATATGGTGTTGAATATGGCAAATTGGGTTAATAATATTATAATTTACATTATGAATAGTTGCGTATAAAATACTCCACGCGAACAAAATAGGATAATTAAATTTAAAAATATTGTCTCTAATTTGGATGCCAAAATTAAGTATTTTAAAAAGAATAATGAGTGCGACACCTTCCGTATAAATATTCATTAACATTTCAATAAGGACATTTTGCCATTGTTTATTTATATTGGTATTATGATGAATTTTATCGTGAAAATCAAGAAGATATACAAATTTATCAATAGCCCATTTAATTGGTTTCGGCATTTTTCTTAAAAATCTGCCAACAAAATTAGGTGAATTGTATAAATATTGATAAATTTCATCAAAATCAATCAAATGTGAATAAACATGAACATAATATCCAACAACAATACTAATCACAAATGTGATAAAACCAAAAATGATATTTCCAAAAATACAAATTTGTGGATTAGATGGATACAAAATAGAAAGAGCCAATACTTGAATGATTATACAAGTGGTAAGCAAGTAATTACTTTTCAAACTCTTAGATAGAATTTTCCATCTACTAATAATTTCATATACTTTTTCATTATAATTATTGATAACACTCATAATATGTTAAATCATCAGATATTTTGTTTTATTTTATAATTTATTATATGATATATAATAAAATATGTATTTATCAAAAGAGTTTAGACGGAAACAAAGAAGAGAATTAACATATCTTATATTGGAGTATATAAATTATTATAATATGCCACATCATGTAATAGAATTTGTAATTAAATCATTTCATTTTCAGCATATATTTTTGTCATATTTTTCTCTCTTTTTTTTACCTAAACATGCATTTATAAATGTGTTTTTTGCGTCATTGGTTCTATTTCTATTATTTTTTTACTTGGATGGATGTGTGCTGTCAAATGTTGAATATAAACTATGTAAAAATAAAAAAAAATTTATAAACATAATAGACCCTCTATTGTATGTTTTGGGAAAAGAAATCAATACAAACAATAGATATTTTTATACATTATATTTTGCGTTAGTTTATTTCATCGGTTGTATAATGAAATTCGTTCATATGTATTCAAATTGAATGATTTAAAATGCCAATAAAATAACACAATTTATAAAAATTTTCTTTGTTGATAGTGTCCTTTTGTTTAGTGAATAATTTAACCATTGTTTTAGTATATCCTAGCGAATATAATTTATATTCTTTAATCAATTTAATTTCAAATAAACAATTATGAATTTCAAAGTGAGTATGAATATTATTCAAGAAATTATTATTGTGTTGATGATAATTGTATTTTACATTAAATAATTTTTCAATATTTGAAATTATTGTATAAAACAATTTTGAAGTATCATTTTCAAAAATATCTATGTTAAAACATAATGTATCTGCTTCTACATTTGATTCAAAATTGATGTGTGAATAGGTAATACCCATTATAATAATTGAATAGGGTTTATTTTATAACTCGTCATATAATCTTTAATATATTTTGGTGTATAAGTTTCATAAAAATATTTGTAACACTCTTTTACATCTTTATTTTTACAAGAAAAATAAATAAAAACACAATATAAAATCAAAGATAAAAACAAGATGATAGCTAAATTATTACCAAAGTATTGTGTTGAAATGATTCTATCAGTAATAATATAAGTATTCCAACTTTCGCGATCATTTAAATCATCTAAATATTTGCGACCATTAGCTTCATATGAGACTATTTTCCCTTTATTATTTATACTCTCCAATAAAAATTTATTATGGAGGTCATAAAAAACTAGGAAATAATAGAAATAATTTATAAAATTCATTATAACATTAGATTTACTGAAAAAAATAAGTGAAAAAATCATGTTCTTTATGATTAATGAGTTGTTCATTTGAGCCACTATGAAGTTGTGAGAATATCTAGCCTTTATTTCATCATTTGGAAAAATATCCATTATTTTAAGAATTTTAGAATTCCCATTATTTATAGTTCTGTTATGCAAATTTGAATTCATTACAACAACATCACCTTTTTGTAAGTCTAATTGTATTTTTGAACCATAATTCATGTTATTAGACGCAATATGAGAACCGGGAATTAATTCCAATGTGGTCGAAGAGAAAAATAAATATGCGCAATAAATAGGTATTTCATTCGTATCGGTATGATTGTAACTATTTGCGTGATATAATGAATCCATTGATGAATAACTATTGTTGGAAAAAATAAATCTTCTAAATGAAGCTCCATCTGAATCAGGAATTTGTTTTTGAATAGTGGGGAAATATTTTCTATTTATTGCGCTATAAATGCATTTATAGTCAATTTTGTTTGATTCTAAACAATTATTTCCTAAATTAGTATCAATACTATTTTTCAATAATATGTATCCATTTTGAGATAAATTAGACATCCTTTATATTATATAATAATTGTATAAATGTTTTTTATTTAATTAATGTATAAGAATGAAATTCTATAAAAAAATATTGTTTACCTTTTCTATCAATTTTATAATTCAATATTTTGTTTTTTCGGCAATGCTTTTAAACTCATTGAGTGATTTTACGCATAATGTTAGTAAATTTTATATTGCTTCCATAGTAGGTTTAGTAATGGTTATGTTGGATATAACAATTCACAAAATTGACTATGACACTTTAAATATTCCTTTATTTATATCAGTTTTATCACTATTGGTTCTATTTTTGTATTTATATAGAATTCAATATGCGGTAAATGATGACGAATATTTAAAACAATTAAAAGAAAATGATTCAGCCGCGTTTCTTATTTCAAAAGCAATGGAAGCCAAAACCAATTCATATGAGGTTGCGAAAATAACCAAAAATATCATTCAAAATGATAGTAGCGGTTTTATTGAAAACACACGAAATAAATTGACTTAAGGCCAATAGTCTTTAATATTGTTCGTCCAAGCACTGTTATAACCTCTTTTATAATCTTCCGAAAAAGTGATTGGTCTCGTTACCTTATTTGTCTTATTTGTCTTTTCTTTTGAGAAAAATCGACCGAACATTCTAATAATATATACCATTATTTTATGTTTATATTATTATCTGAATTTATATTTTATTTACCACCTCTTAACCGCAAAACTAAATGGAGTGTGCTTTGAGATTGGACACCATAATCGCTCAATGTGCGATCATTTTCTAATTGCTTACCAGCAAAAATCAAACGCTGTTCACCATTTGGGATTCCCTCCTTTTCTTGAATTTTTGTTTTGATATTGTCAATTGTGTCATTTGATTCAACATCTAACGTAATCGTTTTTCCAGTAAGAGTTTTTACAAAAATTTGCATTTATTATATATGTTAATATGTATTTTTCTTTAAATATTATTATTAGTGTTTTTTTTTATTCTTTTAAGAACCACCTAATAAAGGAGGTATCTATCTTTTTTTTGCACTTACATCCAAAGGAGATATATTTGGACTTTTTGGTCTTTTTGACCTTTTTGGCCTTTTTGACCTTTTTGACCTGGATTTAGACCTTTTTGACCTGGATTTGGACCTGGATTTAGACCTGGATTTAGACCTGGATTTGGACCTGGATTTGGACCTGGATTTGGACCTGGATTTGGACCTGGATTTGGACCTTGACCTAGAACTAGGTGTTTTAAACCCAGAACTAGAGTTAGACATTGACAATAAAAAATCATCATCAGCTATTTGACGGTCCGCACAATCATTACAATATCCACCTTGAGATGGATCATCATCATCTAGTATTTCTCCACAATTAATACAATAATTCATTTTATATATTATTAATATAGAATAATTTAGCGTCTGGAGTTTCTAAAATAACTTGAGGAGGAATATCCCATTCACAAAAACATTTAGCCTTGCTAGTTGGTTTATCCATTTTTAAAATTTCTTTAAGGGCAATGATTCTTCTTTCTAAAGGCAATAATTGAAATGATTTTTTACGACTAACTTGCTTCCATTTCCATTCAAATTGGAGTGCTGCTTGCCAATCAGGAAAATTACTTACGTGGCAAGCACGCTCCCACACTTCACCTTTTTTAACTTTAGCACTTGTAGCGTGAGCACCACCTTTGATTTCTTTATTATGCTGACGAAGACGCCTATTTAGGTCAACAGTTGCGCCTACATAAGTTGATCCTGAGCTGGATACCAATAAATAAACAAAAAAATGTTTTTCAGATTTTTCTTCCATAATTATATACAAATATTTATTTTTAATTATTTATTACATAATAATATAATAATATAATAAATGAGTTTTATTGTATGTATACCGAGTTATAAACGTTCACAGTTATGTAACGACCAAACATTAACTACCCTTAATAAACATAAAATAGATTCAAAATTGATTTATGTATTTGTGGCAAATAAAAGCGAATATGATGATTATAAAAAAGTTTTAAATTCAGATTTCTACAACAAATTAATTATAGGAAAAAAAGGATTAGTTCAACAACGTGACTATATTTCTAATTATTTCAAGAATGTTAAACAAATAGTGTTTTTTGATGATGATGTAAAAAAGATTGACTTAACATTATCGCCTCGCTTCAAAAAAAGTAATTTATATATATTTTTTAAAAGTGCGTTTGAAGATTGTGTAAAATATAAATCTTTTATTTGGGGTGTTTATCCAGTTTATAATCCTTATTTCAGAAAAGATAAAGCTGAATTAAGCACATCTTTGAAATATATTGTTGGTGCTTTTTATGGTATAATTAATAGACCTAAATTATCTTCTATAAAATTGATAATTACACGTAAAAACGGACAAAAAGAAGACGTGGAAAGAACAATTAAGTATTTCAAGAATGATGGCATAGTTTTGAGATACAATAAAATTGGGTTTGAAACTAAATATTATGGAAAAAATGGCGGATTGGGAACTTTTGAAGCCAGATTGAAACCAATGAAAGAAGCATCTGAAAAATTGAAAAACAAATACCCAGAATATGGTGAAATTAAAGTGAAAAAAACGGGTATGACCGAATTCCGTCTCAAAGTGTTGCCATCCAAAATAAATGAAGATGGAAAAACAAATGTAAATAAAAAAACAAAAAAGAACAAAAAGGGGAAACAAATTAAAAATAAAACTTATAAAAAATAGATTATAAAATATAAAAAATGAATGAATTATTTTGAATATATTTATATATTTATGTAGCATATAATTAAAATAAGTGAAGATTTTACAAATGGATGGTCAATTAGTAGCCAATAAGACTTATTGTTTTGAAAATTGTGATATACTATTTCATCAAAATAGTATTCAAGAAACTGGTTTTGACAAAAATCTTTCGTTTGAAGAAATCAGAGACATTGCTATTTAAAATAGGTGTCCAATTATAGTTAAAAATGGTTCTGGGAAATGGTATTTGAAAGGTTTTATGAAAGAAATTGATGATATAAAACCATCTATTTTGAAAAATAAAAATCAATACAAAAGAAAAATAATATATTTTATAGACTTTTCACAATTTCAATAAATAATTATAAATTAAATAATATATTACTAACTAATTATTTACTCTTTCGCGTCCCCTTGTTTTTTTTAGACCCTTTCTTTTTTTTCTTTGTGTCAGATGAAGATGAAGCAAATCGCCTTAACGCATGAAGTTTCTTCACATGCTTGTTATAAAATGCCTTTGATTTGCCCTTTGTTTTCTCCCACACTCCTTTACGCAAATAGCACACAATTGACATCCGTTCCACATCTTTAGTTAGTTTCTTCATAGGCAAATTTCCGTGTGGCTCATGAACATCCATAAGCAAAAAATCCCCTTCTCTAACATCAACCCCTATACCATATTGAGGAAAACACGTTTCTCCACCAGTATATTTACCCTGCTTTTCAAATACAACTAAGTTGCCAAATCCTTCTTCATCATCGCCTTTATCAGAATGGACGGTCGTTCTGAAATTGATATTTGTTGTGACTGTTGTAAATGCTGTATTTCCTATTCTAAACTGTGTTTGTTCTGCTTTATCATTTTGCTTCTTAAAAAAAACAGGAGTTAAACGTTTATATAACTTACTAATTTGCTTAAGAAGATGTATTGTTTTTTCGTATTTTTCTGGGTAATCCATATTGAATTTGCACACACGAACATCTACTAGTGGTTTTTCTTTAAGTTTATTAAAAACAAATTTTTGTCTAGGAGACCACATGTCAAAATAGCCAAAAATATTTGTCATAATATGAGGATTATCTAATACATTTCTGGTTCCGTTTTTGACACCAGATGAGTTTCCTCTATTTGACGACCAATTGTGGGCGAATTTATTAACATTTTCGTAAAAATCATCCACATGAGTATCATTTAAAATATCTTTTCTAAATTTGAGTAATAATTTGCCTTCTTTTGTATACACATCACAAGACTCTGTAATGATATTTTTTATGTGAGACGGTTTTACAAAACTATTTAATATAGTATTTATTTTTGATTCGGGAATACTTTTATCCACTATAAACGTTTTAATTCCTTTTCTAGTTTCAGTTTTAATAATCATATTACTATATTATAGTTTTATAATTATTTATTTGTTGGTTTTTATTTTTTCATAGTCGTCTTTTGTTTTTAAATACCCTTGGGTTAATTTATAAGACCAATATACACCCATAATGTATAACCCTATTATACAAGACATTAATACCGGTTGATGACAAATATATTTATAACAATTTTTCATTAAATATCCAAAAACCATTAAACGTAAAACACTATATAATCCTAATTGTCCCAATTTCAAATTCAATAGTTTTTTATAATATTCTTCATTTTTGTTTTCATTGGATTTCAAGTAATAATAAATATAATATGATGGCAAATTTGTAATTTCTAATAAAATATAACCTAGAATCATTATGTTTTTGACATTGCCGTCATAATTCAATAAACATTGTAAAAAATATATAGACGCACCATGATGTATAAAATATGGATAATATTCTTTTATTTTATTAAACCATATGCTGTAAGAATCATATATGAAATAAACAATGGAAAAGAAAAATATGAAGTAAAATAAATTGCTACTTTGAGTAACTAAATAAATGCAACCAAATATAATAATAGATAGAGCGTGGAACCCTGATATAAAGTGTGAATTTATCTTGTGTAATTCTTCTTTATTAAATTTTTTATCTATTATATATTTTTTATTGTTTTTCAAAAATGTTTCTAAAAAAGGCCAATATATTAATGCTATTGGAAGCATTAGGTATATTTCTAATATTAAAGGTTTATATTCGGTTAAATATATAAACGATATTTTTACATTTTATTTTCGTTTTTAAGTAATTCTTCATATTCTTTTTGTGTTTTAAAGTAGCCTTTAATTTGATGATTTAACCAGTAGGCTCCCATAAAATATATAAGTATAAAAGAAAGCGTTAAAACCGGTTTATGTTTACATTTTTCAAATACTTTTAAAAATAAATATCCACAACAAAAAATTCTTAAAGAAGTATATAATATTAATTGTATTTTTTTAATATTCAATAATTTTTTATAATATTCAATATCTTTTATATCATTGGTTTTTAAAAAATGATATACATAATATAATGGAATATTAGATAATTCCGTGCATAAAAATGCTAGGAAAATAATTATTTGAGTATCATATTTGCTTAAATATATACATTGGAGTGAATAAATTGCTGTTAAATGATGGACTATATATTTAAAACCGGTTTGTTCTTTATGAAACCATAAATAATAAGTATCATATATATAAAATATTAATGGAAACAATATTGCAGTCATTAAAGTCATATCATTTTTAGTTATAAGATATAATAAAGTTAAAATTATACTTCCAATTGCGTTTAATGACGATAAAGCATTACGTTGTATTTTTTCTTGATTTTCTTTTAAACAGTTTCCTAAATATTTTTTATTATTCTTGATAACCTTTTCCATAAAAGGCCAAAATGTAAGTAATATTGGAAGCATATTGACATATACGTATTTTTATAATTGTTATTTCAAACTTATTTATTTTCAAAATGGTATTCCTTCAAATTTAAAAACAGGTTTTTCTGGCGGCACTATAAAATCATATTTGAGTTTATTTATCTCATATAGATTTATTTTATGATAATAGCATTCCCATTGTTTTTTATTTTCCAAATATTGTTTACACTCTGTAACAGAATAAAAAATAAATATTTCACAATTACATTCTTTGTATAAATTGAAATGCTCCTTTTTAAGTGGAAGATTTTCTTTCGTTATAAACGTTTCATTATCATTTTGCGTAAACGAAATTTTTAAATTTTTGTATTTTTTAATGTATAAAAATGTAAAAATATCATTGATATAATTAAATCTATAATCATAATCTATTATTGAAATCATATTCATTCTTTCATTATCTTCAAAAACTTCTCTCATAAAAGAACCTGAAGAAAAATTCATTTGTATGGTGTTATTACTTTTTTTTAATTCACCAGCATAATGCATTACAATATTACTTTTTTTGAAATATGTGCAAAGACGCTTTATAATATTTGAATGTTTGGTCCCCAATTCATTAATATTTTGACACTGAATAATATACATTTTCGGTAAATCCTCGTCGCAAGTTAATAGCATCCATACATATATTCCGTCACAAATTTCGTCCAAATTGTCATAATATAACGGCAATTTTGAATATAATTTTTCAAAATTAATATAGCGATGATTAATTTCATAATGTGTTCCACTTATATCATTAGAAATACAACTAAAATTATTTACAGAAATAGTAAAATCTTTAATGATATTATTAATTTCAAATTGTTTCATGCTATTTTTAGTATATATATTTTTAGTATATATATTTTTAGTATATATATTTTTAGTATATATTGACCTTATTTAATAAATATAATTATCATTTTTATTTACACCTTTGAAGATTTAAAATCTATAATCAAAATATGGATCATTAATTATTTTATTTCGCATCACAAAATTAACTAAAATGCGTTCTTTTTCAGGTTCAAATATTTTACAAGGTTCATATAAATCGGGAAACTCTTTAATTTGTTCCACCATTGTTTCTGAAATAAATCTATATAATTTACCATTAACTTTCCATAATTTTAAATAAATTGGTTTAGCATTTGGAAACTGCAATTTATTGTAATGATGATTTATATATTCCAATTGTTTAAAATAAACAAATTTTTTATTTTCATCATCTCCTCCATACTTACCTCTTAATTTCATATTTGGACGTGCAAAATCCTTGACGTGTATATAATATATTTTTCCTTTTTTAAGGTGAGATATATTATTGATTTCTTTCATAAATTAATATTATAATTAAAACAATAACTTTAAGTTATTTTTACCTATTTTTTTATTAACCTATTTCAGGATGTCGCTATTTTATTTCCTGTTTTACAAATTTATTTCTACATCAACATCTACATTTGAAGCGACAGTACAACTTTTTCTCTTATTTGAATTTGGATTTTCATAACAATTTCGCATATGGGCTGACAAACTTGACTTATTTTTTCCATTAAAAACACCACAAAATTGACATAACATCTTGTCGCTTTTATATTGCCCGGTTCCCATTAAAAATTTATTTAAATTTGGCATCTGCATTTCTTCTAATTTTTCAATCATTTGCTTTGACATCATTTTTAGCATATCAATTGCCTCCATTTTTTTAATTCCAAATTCAGTGAATTCCTTTATTATCGCTGTCAAATCCCGATTACTCATTATTTGATGCTGTTCTTTAACTTCTTTGTCCGTTTTTGAAACCAATTCGGATACGTAAATAGATAATTTATCAACTATATCTATTGCGACTTTAATCTTATTTAAGTCATATTCTGCATTAGGAACATAAACTAAAATAAGACCATTAATTATATCAATATGAAAATCACTCTTGAATGTAATTGGACTGTTTTGTGATAAAAATATTCCGTGTTTTTTTTGTAATTGAATATCCCTTTCAAATTTTCTCACTTCTTCAGTATCTACCGTTCCGGTGTAATTTTTATTCTCAAACAAAATGCTTGGTTTATTTGGATCACAACGATTCACTTTAATATCACAAGTCGCACTTTCACTATTACATCGCAAAATTTCGTCACTTGGCATTATTTTTTGCAGCACATAATATAATTCTGTTTCTGATATATTACCTTTTATACTTGAATTATTTTTATATTTATTCAAAAAATTATTCATTTCATTCGCTAATGTTTCTTGACTTTGCTTATGACTATGTACATTTTCTTTTACTTGTTGTATGTTATTTAATGTCCGTTCTTCACTTGATTGTATATAATTACAAATAGGTTGATGGATAAGTGATACCATTTTACTAAATTGGTCGTCTATGTTTTTCACTATTTCGCTATTTTCTTCTTTATTTGTTTGCTCCAATATTCTCTTTGTATTTGAATTCATTATATTGAAATGCTCTTTTAAAACCTTGTCTAACTTATAATATCCTTCTTGACTACGAGGCATAAATTCACTCAATAACAATTGTGTTTTGGCTACTAGATTATCATGATTGCGCTCTAATACTGACTGCATATTACCTTTTTCATTTATTGCGTTGTTTTTCATTGCTTGTTTTAGTTCATCCATATAATCTTTCTTTAATTCCATCAATTTAAGTGAAAAACTAGTGTCAAATTTGTTTAATGTTGTATTCATTTCTGTTACCATTGACAACAATTTTGATATATTACTGTCGTTCATTGTTGATGACAAATTGGTTGAAAGTTTTTTTATTATATCAATAAAAAAGAGATTTATTGTTTCAATATTGATATTTGGATGTTGCTGATAAAAGGAAATAACATCAGGGTTTTTTATAATTATTCCTTTATTTGACATTTATGTTATATAAAGTGCTATTTTATACTTAAATAGTTTTTATATTGAGTTGCATTTCAAGGTTCCAAATAAAAACTTAAGTATATTAAAATTTTTGCCATAATCTTTATATTGCTTCATAAAATATAAAATAAATCCTATAATAATAACACCAATATTGAAACTGAATAAATGATTATAATATACTTTTAATTCTTCTGCTTTACTTGTTTCCCCTTTTTTATTATAATACTCTATGTAATTAAATAATACCAATTTTATTGTCAACAAACCAAACGCTATGAGTGTAAATGTTAAGTTCATTTTATTGAATATAATAAAAGCAATCCATATCAATAAAGCATTTTTAAAATTTTCCAATGGTGAAATTACATCGTCTCCATTGCTCAAACCTAACGAAAAATAAGTTATTAAAATTATGATTATATTCTTGGCATACATATTATTTGTCAATAATTTTTGAACCTTGCATCCTAATGTTTCAGCAATAAAATTGCCACTGACCGCTAATAATAAAAGAAAAACACCTAAAATACTATTATTCATTATATTTTATATATCACAATATTATTTATTTTTAAATATTTTTAAATCATATTATCAACCAAATAAAATATTTATAGTTGAACCATTTATTTTGCTTGATAAGAAAAAATGTTTAATTGTTTTTTCCATTTTTAAGGAATCCGTGACATCATCTATTTCATTGTTCGTCCCATTACTTTTATATAATTTTTTCATTCTGTTATTTATAACGAGCTCATTGTGTTTATTTATTTCAACTAGTGATGACGAAAATTGTTCTATATTGTTTGACATTATTTCTTATAATTTATAATTTTATAATTTTATAATTTTATAATTTTATAATTTAATAAAAAAAATGAAATACTTTATTATTTTTATATGAAGTATATTATTATCTTAATTGGAAAGAACTACATACTTGGAAACAATGGAACATTTAATTGGAAAAACTGTCATTTTTCAAACAAAGCGTAAACCTATGAGGTCCAAAATTTTATCACCTATATTTCCTGAGCACACATTTTCAGCAACAATTAAAGGCATTTTCAACAATTTTGTTTTAATAAAAGACATAAAATTGCTTGTCAGTGAAGGTAGATCCAATGAAAAATATGGAAGAAAATTGACCTTGCTTGCAAGAGATAAATTATGGTCTGATAGACCATCTTACACGTCTGATACTGAAACATGTTTAATAAAAATAAAAAATAATTTATATTTTGATGTTTATATGTATAATCAAAATATTGATTTATTAAAATCAATTGTAAATTATAATTGGTTTCCAAAATTGTATGATGTATGTTTTTATAATTTGAGTTCATTGGAAATGAATTTTGCACGCGAATTGTTTAGAATCCACTAACTAATAACTAATGCTGCTTATGAAAGAAATAACTATAATTTGAAATAAACTCTTTATACTCTGTGAACCGTTGACTTCCGACTTGATTTTCTACATAAATCAATCTTACTATACGAAAATAATAATATCCTTTTGGTAACTCTTGTGGAAACACAAAGGATATTTTTTTTGGTGAATAATATTTTATTCTTATTTGATTTGATTTTTGCGAATATTTTCCTGCGTAATCTATTTTAATATACATTTGTGTTGGATGAAATTCAGCACCATTTATTGTTATTTCATTATACTTATCATTTGATGTTATTAAAGGACCATAATTATGTATTTCTGGAATCAATGTTTGTTCTGCTAATGTTTTACTCTTTGTCAAATTAATAGACATTCTATTCCTTGGTAACCCATTTGGTTGTAATGTAGCACCTATATTTGGCTTCACAAATGGAATAACCGTATTAATCAAAAAATTAAACGATTTCACACTTGTTGGATCTAAATATTTCGCTTTTATTAATCCTGTTGAATCCAATATATTTCCAGTTGTTTCCAAATTTGCCGTCCATATTTTTTTATTTGTTTGATTTTGACTTATGTCACTAAATATTATGTTTTCATTCGGTTTTATAAAATATCCAATATGTTCTCCCATTGTATTCACTGTTTCATTTAATATAACTTCATCATAAGTAACAGTTAATATGGTATTTCGATTATTTTCTGTAAATTCTAATAAACTCAATGAAATATCTATTGGTCTAGGTATAATTGTATTCATGGATAAACCGGTTGTTTGTTTATTTGTTCCCAAATAAGACGCACTGAAAAATATATTGGATGATTTAAATTCTCCTTTTGATGAAACAACTATTTTACATATATTTCCAATTATTTCACTATAAGTCAAGTTTAGTTTCAATTTTGCTTCTTTCGGTTCGACGCGAATTAATTCTCTTTTCTGTAATGATGAAAGCGTTTCTTCTATTCTAGTTGAACTTAAATTATTTGTAAATTTTACAATTATTGTTCCTGATGTGTCTTGATAACTTAACATATCACTCGTTTCATAATTTGAAATATTTCGCTGGAATTCTATAAAATTTACTTGCGGAAAAACGCCACTCATATCCACATCAACCGTTACACTTTGCCCTCTATATTTGCCTTTTATAGTCGCCTTCAAATTATTCACATTGGTTATTTCTTTTTTATAACGAATTCTCGTATTCCATTGTTTCTTATTTGATTCTTCTCGAGTGTAATATAATAGTTCCCAATACTCATATGGCGATACATTTATAAAATCTCTTGTTAGGTCCTCTAATATTTCATAATTTGTATTAAATGATATATCTATTATAGGATTACTTACTGAAAAATTACTGCTATTTACATTCGGTGTTTGTTCTAATTGCGGTATAATTGTATTAATATGAAATACAGCAGATGCATCTCCAGCATAGAAATTATTGTCTATTTTTATAAACGCATCAGATACATCTATTTCACCAATTATATCTATTTCACCTCGGAAATATCTGCCTCCATTATAGTCATTCTTTGTCGTCTTATCAGTTCTCTTAAAATTTGTTATTATTATGTTTTGTGACGGTTCAAATAAAATTTTATCTTTAATTATTTCATCATTTTCTTCTAATATTGTATTAAAATTTATTTCAAAATATACCTTTCTTTTGTAATCATTATTACGATTAAATCCATCCAAATATGTAAATGTATTGCTATCTGGATACAGCAAATTTGTTATGGTTAGTTGCTCTACACTTGGTGTTATTACTTTTACTTTGAAATTTTCTGTTTGTTTTGTTATCCCATTATAAATCAATTGAATATATGTATTATCTTCATCAACTTCTCCTATTATAGTTATTATTGCCGTCCATTTGGTTTTATCTATGTCATCATTTCGTAAATCACTTATAATTATATTTTGCGACAATTCATAAACCAAATATTGGTCCAATATATTACTACTTGGTTCTAACAATTCTTTCGTAAATTTGAATTCTATATCGGCTGATAGATCGGCATAGGTAAAATATGTTTTTGATATTGTTATATATTCCGGTTCAGGATAAATAGTGTTTATATAGAAATTATTACTCCAATCTAATCCATAAAAATCATTTACACTTACTATAAAATTCGTTGATAAATCACGGTTAGCAGTTAATACAGACGTCCACTTTGTCTTGTTTATAGAAGTAAAATCTGACAGAGATACATTAGTATTATCAATATTCACAAAACTATTTATTGATGTATCTTCTAGTTCTTTATTGAATGTTATTGACAATTCATCGGATAAGTCTAAATATGTAATATTGGATGCGTTCAATGAAATGTCATTTTCTGGATTCTCAATTTTTGGTATTATTGTATTTATTTCAAAATCATAATTCGCACTTAAATCATAATATGTTAATTTTATAAACGCATTTGAAACTTCTATTTCTCCACTTACACTTATATTGGCTTCCCATATTTTATTTGAAGTATCAATGATTGGACTTAAATTTTCTATAATCAGGTTTTGTGATGGTTCATAAGTAAGATAATTATTGGTAATAAAATTGCTACTTGGTTCCAAATATGGACGCGTTAGTTCAAACCGTATTGTTCCCGTTGTATCCAAATAAGTAAATTCATCATTACTTATATTATTTATGGTAATAGAGGGTATTAATGTATTTATTTCAAAACTTGCATCAAATGTCGGCAATCCATAAAACCCTCCAAAGGATACATCTAATACTATATTTTGTTCCACTAATGATTCAAATGTTGTTTCCCATATTTGATTTGAAGTATCAATCGGAAAAAAAGTTCCGTAATAAATATCACTACTACTTGCTGATATTGAAAAAAAACTATTTATACTTGAATCTAATATTTCTTTATCAAATGTCAATTGAATGGTTCCCAATGTTTCAACATATGTTAATTTAGATGGATCTAAAATTATGCTCGTTATTTGTGGTCTTATTGTATTTATTGTTATTCCAAACTTTTCAAGTGTATTATACAAATTGTCATTTTTTACAAAAACATTACCATAATTAGTTTGTATTTTTGTTTCATCTTCTTGTATATCCAAATCATAATCATTAAATGTAACAGTTCCCGTCCAATGATTTCTTGAAATTATAAAATTTTTGACATTAACATTTGATACATTATATAATGAGTCATCTACATTTGTAATGAAAAAATAATTTATAAAACTACTATCCGCAATAAATAATTCGGCAGAATATTTTAAATCAAAATTAAATGACATATTTTTATAAGTAATATTTGATATATCTATAAAATTATTCTGATTATTCCAATGGCGTAAATATGGTTTCTTGGTATTAATACTCAATTCTATTTCAGGTGTATTTTGATTATTTTTAATTTTAATATATCGGGTTGTAAAAATCGATTGCCAATAATCTTCATAATAATCTTCACCATAAACTTGACGTTTAACCTCAAATATATATTCAAATGTTCTATTATCTGATAATTTTTCTGCTGACACTATATTTAAATCATTTAATGAATAATCTAGGTATGATTGAATCTCACTTGCGGTTTCACTTACATCTCTATCATATTCTATTCGTAATATACCAGATGGGTCCACATATGTTAAATAGTTATTATCATTATTGCTTTCAAATTTAACACTTGTTACGGTTCCTGACATATTTAATATAATATTATATTAAGATTATTGATTTTTTACATTTTAGTATAAATAAGCGAAAGTATAAATAGTGGTTAAAATTACAAAAAAATGAAACTAATTTATTAGAACAATAAGTATTACAATTATTTAACTTTTTCTCTAAAAGACCTAAAGAATGCAACTTATTTCCACTATTGTCATCTTATTGGGCTCCCATATTGACACACTATTGAAAGACCGTTGTAGCATTGTTGCCAACTACTTCTATGAATCCGATCCACAAGAAAAACCCCATATTTATATTTCCGGAGGAATTAAGCACGCAATTGAAAGCCAATCTGAATCCTATTTGGCATCTAAATATATTATCAATTCGTCTTCTATTATGACCGACTATATTATTACCGACAATGAAGCCCAAAATACTGCCGAAAACTTCCGCAATTTCAAATGCAAATTTTACGACCAACTTGCGTTTGAAGAAAAAGAAAATTTGAAAATTGTTATTGCTACATCAAAATTCCACCATAAAAGAGCCAAAAAATTCTTTGATTCTTATTTCCCTGATTACGATGGAAAAGAATCTTGGTTACTCGGAGACAAATCCTGCTATTGTTGCGCCAATGATGAAAAATTTCATATTCAAAATGTAGAAAAAGATGTAGCCAAAGCACCTGCTAATTGTATGCTAGTTTAGATTTGTATTTGTATTTGTATTTGTATCAAAGTAATTAAATTAAATTAAACAATTATCATCTTCTTTTTCCACCAATTTTCCAGCAATTTGTTTTCCAGCAAAATAATAAATTCCAACTCCCCATAAACAGCCAATTGTCACACCAATAATTACTTGTAAAACAGTATGATGTTCATATTTCACTCTTTGATACATAGTCAAAATACTAATTAAAAAATAAAATAAACTTATATAATTATCTCTCAAAAATAAAGTCAAAAATATAAAAGCATAACCACATAATTGTGAGTGACCCGAAGGCATCCCATAAATATGATATTTTTTATCATTTCGTTCCACATATTCTTCATTTTCCCCCACTAATAAGTCAAATAAATGAATATTTATACATGGTCTTCGTATTCTAATTATTTTTTTCAAAACAAAATTCAATAACACACACAAACATAGACCAACGAAGAAAAATAAATAAAGTAACAATTTTTTTCGCAATGTAAATAATCCCATAAAAAATATTGCACTATCCATATATTCACCCACATAGTAAACAAAATTAGTAACAATATGCGATATATTTGTCCAATTCGTTATTGGTTTTATAATTACATCTGGCACTGTTTTTTTTAATTCCATTATATTATATTATATTATTGAAGTTTATAATATAATACATTTCTTAATTTATAATTATTGATACAGTATTTTTTTGGTCTATAATTTTTATTCATTCTTTTTATTACATTTGGTAAATATATTCAAACATTAATGTTAAAGTCCAATCACTTCCATTTAAATCCACTACAAATCCACTATCGTCTATCAATTTTATACCAATACGATCCAAATCTACTGGCCCATTGTATTCTCGTTTGTTATCTTGTAATTGACCCGATGTTTCTACTATTCGGTCTCCAATTGTCAATCCATTATGCTTCAATGGTATTATAGCTAATATATCAGATTCATTCGGTGAACTAGAATAATAATTTGTTCTATTTTTGTGTTTCATTACTTCATTAATAGTATATATTTGCGCTTGTGTAAGTGTTCTTGGTGCGGTTGGTAAAACGGTTACAATATTATTATTACAATCGGTTTCATTGAGAGGCATATAATGATTAAAATAAGAAGGTATTGAAATATTTTCATCTATGTTTGTAATTGTAACTAAATTATTAGTTGTATGATTGCGTTTAAAATCATCTACAACCAAATATAAATATCTGGGTCCTTTTAGGTCTGGAATAACATCACTTATATTACCTGCTTCAATTACATCTATTTTATCCTCTCTAAATCCAAGTATCCATCCTAATGTAAGATTTTTATAAGACCGCAATGTTGAAAAAATATTGTCTTCATTTGAAAGCGAATATGGTTCCGATTTATCAAAAAATATTATTTTTTCTATTTGGGTTGAAAATAAGTTGAAGGTTATTTTCCCAGTGCTTTCATTATATGTAACTGTATCTGTATCTGTATCTATATTCAAATTCGTATTTTGTTTCAATTTTGAATTAAGTTCAGCAACCATTTGTGTAGTTGAATAATTTCCATCATCAATTACTATTGTTTCTTTACTGTTGTTTTTTAATATTAAATAAATCACATTGTTTCTTTTTTTATTGCTAATAAGATACCAATTAAATGGTATAGAAAAACTGTGCAATTTTATCTGTATAACTCGTTTTATTTTTTCACTTAAATTCGCAACATAATTTGTTTTTGAAACACCTTCCGGTAAATATTGACTATCCAAAACTAAAAAGCGTTTTTCGGTTTTATTTACAAGAGGATTAATATCACCTTCTTTAACTTCACTAGGATAATATTCATTAATTGGATCATTCTTATTTTTGCTTTGTTCTTCGTTTTCGTTTTCGTCTTGTTCTTCGTTTTCGTTTTCGTCTTGTTCTTCGTTTTCAGAATCAAAAGTGTCAATAAATTCTATCAAATTGTTCTTTACATCTTCATAAAATTCAGCCAATTTAAAATTGTTTTCGTTTATTGACTTATTTATGAGATTATTTGAACTATTTATGACAGTTTCTTTTTCCAAATCATTTATTTTTACTATTTCCATTAATTCAGCAATTGTATAATTTAATATATTATTTGGTTCGTCAGTATCCATAATATATTAAATGATTGTTTATTTTTATATTTTTATATTTTTATATTTTTATATTTTTTATATTTTTTACATTTAAATATACAGTTTTTATATTTTTATATTTTTATATTTTTTATATTTTTATATTTTTATATTTAAATATACAGTTTTTATATTTTTATATTTTTATATTTTTATATTTTTATATTTTTTACATTTAAATAAACAATTTTTATTTATTTTATATTTTAACATAACTATATTATTTGAAAAAATTATTCGCAATATTTTCTAAAACAATATACCTTTTATCATTCAACGATTTTTCTAGAACATTCCACGGCGAATATTCTGATAATGCCTTCATTCCTTCTTCACAAAACACATTCATCAATACTGGATTAATTCCAGACATCATACTTGTATTTGGTTCAGTTGACAAACTTGGAAACCCATTGGTATTTCTCAAATTCCAAAATAAAATATGAGGAGGCGTCAATGGTTCTCCATAATGTTCCATTCCTACTTTTTGGTAAAGTTTTCTAATTGTTTTATACATTGTGTCTCTTTTTCCAGTATTTTCTGCTTGATCTATTTGCATATCAGACAAAATAACCAATACCATATCTTTTACTTCGCTTGGTAGCAACTTGGTCTCTACAATAGCGTCTAAAATGAGTTTCATTGCCGCAAAAAAATTAGTGTTAAATCCCCAATCTGCTTTATGTATTTCTTCAACACAAGTTGTAAAATTGGGGGCATTTTCAAGATTAACCCACGTTGGTTTGTCATTAAATGTAATTACTCTTTTTCCAAGAGAAGACATCTCAGCAATACGAACACCCATAGCAATCGCCGCGTGTAATGGGTCACCTTCCATTGACCCAGATGTATCTACCATGGCAATCATTTTCCCTAATTTCCTATTTTGACTTTTATTACTTTCCCATTGCTTGTTTAGTAAAATAATTTGGGGTTCATTTTGAAAATTATGGTTTGTATTCAATAACCTTATTGCTTCTTTTGTAAAATCCACTATTGATACTCGTTTGCCTTTGATTTCTACGTTTTTGTCGTTAATATATGCTTCAAATGTTTCAGCACATTGAATCCTATCTTCACGATATGAATATTTGAGTTGTCCGTTTTTCTTTTTGTTCAAAAACGCATCTTTTTGTATCATCATTGAAATAGAGGTTACATTATTGAAGTTAATTTGAGACCAATTATTGTTACATTGTTTGATTTGAAGTGTATCCAATTTTTTATTTAATGTTGAAACAATTCGTCTATAATCCATATAACATTTTCTTTTAGCAAGTCTTTGTTGTTCTAATGATTTAGCATGTCTCATATAATTTACAAAATAAGATTCTGCTAATTTATAAAATAACCATCCAAACTTCTTGTTTTCTCTTGGAATCCATTTGGCAACCAAGCTAATATTATAATGGGAATCATTCATATTTTCATAATCCTTTCTCAATTGTTCATTATACAAATTACAACATTTTTCTATAATCTCATCATACATACCGTATTTTGCTCTTGTATCCGTTTTGTAACTATTTTTACAATGATTGCATAAATACTTCAAATCCTTCCATGAACCATATGAATGCTCTTTATTTTCCATTTGAACCAATGTAGGTATAAATTCAATTGCCAATTCTGGAAAAAAAGAATAAAAGTAACGAATCATCATAAATGTCAATTCGTATTCACCTTTACCAGCAATTATGTCACGTGTATAACCAATCATTTTATAAATGATAGTAATATATTTTTTAAAATCAATTGTTGTATCATCAATTGTTACATCATCAATGTCATACAAATCTCTTAAATGATTTAACAATAAAAATAAATTCGGTATCAACAAAGAATTGCAATGTTGATTGCGAACAAGTTGAAAATTTATTTGGACTATTTTTTCTTCAATTGAACTACTATTTGCTGCCCATGTATATTCATAAGTTCCATTTTCACCAACTTTTTTTGAATCTAGAGCTTTAATAAGTGAAGACATTTGTTACCTTATTTATAGTTAATATATAAATATCTTTAAATTGTTTTAAAGAATTTTCTTGCGCGTTTTGCTTTTATTTTTAATTCGTTTTGTTTTTGATATTACACGATTATTTTGATATTCCTTTTCTTTAAAAATAATTAACAATTCATTTAAATCTTGTAAAATATTTATTGTTGGTTCAATTATGATATCATTTATATGATTTATATTTACTAAAAAATCTTCTTCATTTATTTTTTCAATATTATCAGCTTCAATTGAAACATTATAAAGACACATTGAACTTATTTTGTATTTTTTATTCATTACATTATTATTAATTTTAAGTATTTTAATTATTTCACCACAAGTTATCATATTCGGTTTCTTTAAAATTATATCATCGTGTTTTATTTTTTCCAATCTATTTTCTTTGTTTATATATAACATCTTTACCCTTATTGTTTCAATATTCTCTTTATAAAAGTCTTTATATTGCATCATTGTCTTATCAAACTCATCAATACAGTCTAAATCTATACTCTCATCGTCAAATACCGACTCATTGTCTGATTCTATTTGTGGTTCATTATTTGAATCCATATATTGAATTTATATTTTATTGAATAATTGCAAACTCATTACATACTATTATCACTATTGTATCCATAAAGTTCCTTTTCATATTTTTTCATTTCTGCTTCCAATTTATCTTCATATTTTTCATCTAACTTTTCAAAATACTCATAATCATAATTTTGAAATTTATAAATTCGCTCGAAATTGTCTTCTTCTAATATTTCTATTTTTTCTAACTTTTGGTGCTCATATAAATTCACCATACAATCAATAAAATGTAAATATTCATTCAAATTATCTTCTTTTGTTTGGACTTTAAAATAAGGTTCAGGTTCAGGTTCAGGTTCAGGTTCAGGTTCAGGTTCAGGTTCATATTTGACACCTAATTGTATCCATCCTTTTTTAAATAATTTATCTGTTTTTGATTTCTTCTTTTCACTTTTTTCACTTTTTTCTTCATTTTTTAATATTGAATCATAACTTACTTCAATAGGATTTGTTTTGGTTCCTTTATTGTCCTCTACCAATGAGGGGAAATTTGTTTCGTTATTTTCAATTTTCTTCTGTTGTTTTTCTTTTTCTATTTCTTTCACCCTAAAATGATTTACAGTAATAGGACGTCGTTCTCTATCGTGTTCCCTTGTCTTTCTTCTAGGTCTTTCTCTTGCTGGTTGTTCTTCATCAAATAAACACTTGAATCGATTGCTCATTTTAGAATTTGTAATTTGATATTACTGTTTTTAATTTATAATACTATATTTATGTCTCTTACTTTTAAATCATTTTATAAAAAATATTTTATACAATTTTTATAAAATGACTTAAATGGATTGTATCATATACAATTATCTCCTAACAGCAATAAAATTTGTATAATTAAAAAATGGGTTTCAGTTTAATGTTATATTATAAATATATACAGGAGATAGCAACAATATATAACCAAATAAAAAATAAATTAACTAAGTAACTAAGTAAATAATTAATTATTGATTTTATTTTTATCCTCTTTCTTTTTCTTTATAAAATAATATTATTTTAATTTTTAATTTTTAATATTATTTTAATTTTTAATATTATTTTAATTTTTAATTTTAAATACTTATTTAATCCTATATTTATTTAATCCTATATTTATATTTTTCAAATTTTAAATGTCATCTATATCCACTTCTTCTTCCTCTTCAAACGCAATATTATTAACCGATTCATTACTTTTTATCTTCTGGTTCATCATCTCATAATACTCATCTTGACCATCATCTATAAATTGTAGGTCTTCCTTTTCATCTGCTTCCTCATTTGTTATCGAATTCGCCGACAATAAACGCCAATTTACATTCGTTACTGTCTGTTTTAGTCTTTCTTTATCTTGGTCACTATATACCTCTAATAAATCACAATTTTGTAACTTCTTTTTATCTCCACCTGACTCATATTCACGAATTCCTATTAACAATAGCGAACCCGTTTTTACAAAATTGTCGCGCTTTCCTCGACCTTTAAATTTGCCTCTTATATGACATAATCTGGTTATATTATCATCACATAATACATGACACATTCCATTTCCTAATAATTTTGTCACTTGTGAATATTTTTCAAATTCATTTGTTGAAAATCTTAATATATTATTCGGTCTGGCTGTCAAATTCTTTCTTGCCATTCCCTTTGTCTTTTTTCCGCCAAAATTTTTTACCATTGTTATTTGCTTTTATTAAATATATACTTTGTTTTTAATATAATTTATTCATTTCATTTTTTTTATTTAATATACAACAATCAAATCTAAATCAACTATTTCTTCTTCTTCTATTTTGATTACATTTCGCCCTCCATATTTGCAATAAAATTCATTTAAATTTGAAACTTTTTCTATTTTTCCTATTGATTTCTCTTGCGTTTCTTTTGATGACTCGTCTGGAAAATAATCCATATCTTCATAAAATTCATTCTCTTTTTCTTCATCTTCATATATTATTCGTTTTTGTTCTTCATCTTTATTTCCTTCATATAAAGCAAATCGGTTCATCCAATATGGCGTATCATAAGCATAATATTCCCAATTTTTCAAATAGTTGTCCCTGTAAGTTTTATTCTCTTCTTTAAATCTTTCCAACTGAAAGATTCCTATAAATTCATTCTTATTTGTAGCATACTTGGTATCCTCTTTTAATTTTGCCGGATATTGCGTCTTATATTTACATAATTCTTCCTTTTGCTTCTCAATATCGTTTTCTATATACACAGAACGATTCATTTTTTGGTTTTCCTTTATTGAATAATAATTTATTATTTTTGCCAATATTATTGTGCGCTTTAAAATAAATTCTTCTTTATAACAGTTTCCTATTAACGCATTTGTTTCCTTCATTTTGACATTTTTGTTTATTTTTATATGACTTCCCATTTTGTCTATAATTTCTGAATGTAACTCTTCCAATTCTTTTACATCTCTATACTTTTCACATTGCATCAAAAGTGTTGACAAATATACATAATTCTCTTGCTCCATTAATGACGAAATTATCTCTTTATTCACTTCTTCAATTTCATCAAAATTGATTTCAAATTGTAACCCCATATTGCGTAACATAAACGTATCCAATGTATAGGGTCTAAATATTAAATTATCTATTATCAACTTTATAAATAATGCCAATTCTTCATTCTCATTTTCTAATGTTACCTTTTTCAATTGAATAAACATATATTTCTCAAATGTTGGGTTTAATACATAATAATAATCATAATATATTTGAATTATATAATTTGTAGTTTCACTAGGATATCCTGAATAATAATATTCAAAGGCCCAAAATAAAGCTTCTTTACTATCTTTATTTAGTAATGCCATTATCAAATTCCCCTTCACTTCGGATAATTCGTATAAAAACCTCGTTAATTGATACATTCGTTTATTTTATTTCAGAAGTAATGTTTAGTTATTTATTTTTCTTAATTACTTTTTATAAATGAAAATCATTTTTTTCTTTTATTAATATATACAAAAATGCCATCTGCTTGGAATATGTTTGTAAAAAAAATATTTGAAGAAGGTCGTAAAAAAGACGGAAGTTATAAATTTAGTCAAGCCCTTAAAGACGCAAGTAAGCGTAAGGCTGAAATGGTTGTTGGTGCTGTGAAAACCGTTGCTAACAAGGTGACATCTAGCATGAAAAATTCTACTAAAAAAATAAGACGTAAAAAGAAGTCTAAAAAAACAGAAAGTGACGAACAAGGAGAAGGAGAAGAAGAAGAAGAACAAAAAAAGAAGAAAAAGAAAAATAAAAAATCTAAAAAGCGCTCCATGAAAAATGGAAAAAAAAGAAAATCTAGAAAAAGAAAATCTAGAAAGAAATAAATTTATATTAAGTAATCTAATTCCAATATTGAAATAAATCATTGAACTTTTCTATTGTGGTTTCTATTGTCATTCGTTGATTTGGATTTTGAGACAAATTTTGATTTAATATATCTTGAAATTTACTCATAAATCTCATTTGGGTTTTATATCCTTGTATTATATTTTCCACCAAATGCAAATATAATATGCTCACACTATAATTGTCCCATGTTTTATAATGCGATATTAATTGAATCATTATTTCTTCCTTATTTTTATTAATAAATTGCTCCATAAATTTATGACATTCTTCCTTTATTATTTTTTCATTTTGTCCTTTTAAAATTATACCCATATTGTCGACATATTTCTCTATTATTTGTGTTATCTTATATTTCGATAAATATTGCTCCTCTATTTTATATAAATAAAATAAAACATGCACCTCAAATGGTTTGAATGTGAAATTTTGAGATTTCGTTATAAATTTATAAAAATATTCTATAATATTACTTTTGTTTGTATTATTTATATTTATTCTCCTTTCCATTAAACTGGTTTCAAAATCATATAAAAGACAATGTGGATTATATATATCCTTGAATTTCATTCTTTCACTCGAAAAATTATAATATATTACTCCTTCTTTCTGTAGTTGAAAAAATGTTTTTATTATGTAAAAATATGATTCTATCACTCCATTAATATATTCCTTTTCACCTTTATTATATAAAAATCTTGTTATTCCTTCTATATTGTCATCTTCATTTTCTTCATATTTTATCATTATGTATTCATTTCCTTTACTTATTTCAGTTTCCTTTATTATATCGTCATCTACTTCATTTATTCTTAATTTGGTGGCCTTTCGTATTGTTATAAATCTATTTCTTTTGTGTTCTAATAAATACAACGCATTATTTATATTTATCTCATTCCTTGTAAAAAAATTAAGTGGTTTTATTTTTGTTACCAATGTCGTCTCTTTTTTTATTTTGTTTTTGTTATTTGTTTTTTCACACTCTAGATGCCTTAATATTCCTTCTACATTTATATTATTTCGCATTTTCTCTGTTATTTATGTTATAACATCTATTTTTATATGTTTTTTTTAACATACTCTTATGATTTTCTTCTTCTTCTCTTGAATTAAATCTAGTTCTAGTTCTGTTTATATTATAATACATATCAAACCCATTTGAGGGCTTCATTGATTCATTTTCTTTTATAAATTCATCCATTTTTTGTAAAACATCTTTACCTTTATGAATATACGGTCTTCTTTTAACTGGCTCCTTCTTAATTGTACTTTTGTTCCTATAATAATACCTTACACTATTATATATTTTTTTCAAGATATCGCCATTATACCCTTTCTCCTCATGCTCTATTCTCTCTTTCTCTATAAATTCATTGTTTATTTCACACCATTTTTTCCACTCTTCTTTAAAATCTTTGCGCTCATCATATTGATGTATCTTGGCAAAATTATTTAACAACTCCGAAAATTCTACCGAAAATTTGAATCTGTATATTTCACTCATTTTATTTTGATTGGGTGGGTTAATGAACTGTCTTTTACTATTTTGTTTCCCATTAAAAAATATTAAAAGCATTTCATTTTTTTCTTTTATTCTTAATATTTTTAATTTACTTTTCTATAAATTATTATTCCTTTTGTTCTAGTTGTATTAAATTGTATTAAATTGTATTAAATTGTATTGCTTTCGGCATTAAATCTTTAACACAATCCTCATATAAATCCAAGGACTCATAATACGCTTTCACCTTTTTATTTATCCTTATCTTATTTACATCAAATGATTTTAAATATAAACCATCTAATGACCTTAATCGCGACAAGGCTACATAACTCTGACCACATTCAAATATGTTTGAACCGATATCTATTTCCGCATTATCCAATGTTACTCCTTGTGATTTATGTATCGTCAACGCCCAAGATAATATTAACGGTATTTGCGAAACACCCAACCCAGGTATCTTCTCACTTTTCCATATATGGGGTTTCATCAACTTATTATACCCATTATTGAATTTTACTATAGGAAACCCAGTTTCCACATCAAACGCAATTATTTTTCCTTGGCTTCCATTACATACTAATAAATTATCTTCATCATCCTTTATATTTATACTTGACATCACTTGTGCTCCTTGTTTTAGTATAAGCTCTTTTTCACACATTACATTATTTGCCATATATTCTAACTCAAATACTAATTCCGATTTATTTATACTTAATCGTCTCGCCTTATCCGAATTACTCATTTCCAATTCTGTTTCAAATTTTAACTTAAACAAATTTGGTTGGCTTTCTAATTTTGCCATTTCCGTCTTATTTATTTGCTCAACCTTGCTCCTAATCGGATACAATTTGACTACTAATGTGTCTTCAGATTTCTCGCGATTTATATATTGATTTATTACTTCTATCGTGCTTCGCTTTATTTTACCTTCCCTTATTTGATTCAATATATTCGTATATATGTTGTCCGTTTGACGATATATCGTCCTTAATTGAATCTGACTTTCTCTCGTAAATATTGTGTTCCAATAAATACTCTCAAAGCAAAATCGCATCGTGTCTGGCTCCTCACGTGAACCCACCGGTGGCAATTGATAAAAATCTCCAGAAAATATTACTTGTATCCCTCCAAATGGTCTTGAATTTTGACGTATCTTTTTACCTATCGCATTTAACAACTCAAATAACTTTAAGGAAAGCATACTCACTTCATCCACCACTAGTATGTCAGTGTTTTTCCACATCGCCTTCGCTTTATTGTTCTTATTTATTTTATATGTTATCTCCTCAAATATTTTATTCCCTAATCCTATATGCGCCCACGAATGCAATGTTTTGGCTTTACAATTTAATAAAACCGCCGCACAACCTGTCATCGCTGTGACTTGTATGTTTCTTTCATACTGCGTCGCATGCTCATATATTTGCTTTATTAATGCGGATTTCCCTGAACCTCCTGGTCCTGTAATAAATATATTATTTCCTTGAATATATTTATTAAACGATAATTCTTGTTCAAATGATAATTCCATTTTGATTTGTTTAATGTAATTTATATTATTTGTTACTTTGTTTCTATATTCTTTTATTTTTTTATTTTTTTAATAAATTATTGTCTTATCTATTGCAACATTTTGCACTATTCTCCTTATTACCTTCTTCTGTAAATCATCCATATTTCCTTTTCCTCCCATCGCATTGTAAAATATCCGCCAATACTCCTCATGCTCCCTCGAATTCCGGTCTGTTTCACATTTTGGATACTCCGCCTTGTATTTCTTTTCCAATGCTTGTGTTTCTTTTCTTGCAACATCCCATAATGTGCTCATTAGTTTTTCCTTCTCATCCTTCTCCCATTCATCATCATCCTTGATATAAATTGAATTGCGTTTCACATCTGTGCTATGTATCGGTCTTTGGGTTATATCCAACTCATTCAATTTGTCTATCATTAAACTTGATATCCCTTCCACATAGCCTTTATTTCCTAACTTCTTTAGATCCGCTATTGAAACCTCTATCGATTCTATAAAATCCTTCATATTAATCGCATCTTTGCATGTCTCGTTAAGAAAAAAATTAAGATTGAAATTGTTTGTATTGTTGTTGTTGTTGTTGTTGGTTACATGATTAGTTCCATTTTGAATTATAGTTGCCAATTGCTGGTTACTTTTTATAAGCTCACAAAACATTCCTTGCATCATACAAAAACCTTCTTTTATTTCTTTGGTTGTTATCTCATTTACTTCTTTCTCTTCTTCGGATTTTGAACCACAATCTTCTTTTGTTTCTTTTTTAATATTTTTATGCTTTCTCGATTCTAAGTGCTGATTATAATGAGCTAAACAATCTGTTTTATAATTACATAATTTACATTCATATTTTGAAATGGTTCCTGATTTTTCTACATTTTTCAAATGTTTTTTACTTGATTTATGTGTTTTCATATTACATCTTCTTGTTGTAATATAATTACAAATTTTACATTTATATACAATATCGTCTTCGTTCATTATTATAATTATAAACTATGTATTTAAATTATATTTTTTGGGTTTACTATTTTATATTTTATTTACTATTTTAAGTTTTATTATACATATAGTTATCTTAAATATTCGTTTGTTACCATTATATATATTACAATGATTATTTTGTTTAAAATATTTATTACCATAAAACTATAATTATTGTATTTACTATTTTAAGCACTATTTTTTAGGGAATTTGGATTTTGTTGAAAAAATTTACAGTCACAAAATTTTCAACCATTTTTAACATTTGTGACTGATATGGTAAGGACACACTTTTTTTTCACTTTATTGAACATGTTTTTACAGATTTCTCCAAAATGGACATTTTTAAAATGTCCAAAAAAAGATTTTCGAAACACTTTTGTATGTTTATTTTTGAATATTTTTGCTTCTTACTGAAATATTCAAAATGTTTATGCTATTTATTTAATATAATTGTTATAACGTGTACATTAATTATTTTCTTATTTTAATAATTTTATTTCGTTTCCTTGCTCTCTTACCAGTTCCGCTTGCTCTTTTACCAGTTCCGCTTGCTCTCTTACAACCGATTTAAGTAATTGAATTTCTTTTATTAAGACCCCAATTAATCCAGTATAATTAACTGTTTGCATTTCTTTTCCATCTTTTACACCTGACACCAAAAATGGATAATATTCTTGTATCTCATGGGCAATCAATCCGATTTCCTTTGACGAATTTATATTATACATAACCGGTCGCAATTTATCCACATTATATACTTCTTGTAAATCTTCCACATCTGTCTTCAATCTGTAATCCGATTTGGTCTTCAATCTTGTCGTCTCTATTTGAAACGCATCTAGCGTGCCACATTGTATCTCTTCAACATCCTTTATAACCGAACCAAATTTTGCCTTGTCTATTATTATACATACTACGCCGTCTCCTCCACGACCTCCTGTTCCTCCTGTTCCACCAAATCCACCTCCACCTCCACCTCCACCGAAATTACCACCACCACCTGCACCTCCATTAACTCCACTATTTTCACCACTAATTCCTAATTCAAAGTCTATTGAAGTAATTAATTCATTATTTACTACTATTTTGTTTTTTTTTGTTCCTTTTATACCCCATTCGGATGAAGTACCACCAGATATATTTTCATTTGACCCACCTCCACCTCCACCTCCACCTCCAAATGATGCATCTATTATAGTTATGTTTTCGCCATCTATTGCATTTGAATCACCACCAGCACCTCCAAGTTTTATTATAAATTGTCCATCGTCTTCTGGTACAATACCATAATTATTAATACATAATGTATTTAAATTATATGATATTAAATTTGATGTAGATGAAATATCATCCGACCCACCAGATGCGTCAAAATTAAAACTTGAATTATTATTAGCATTTATTTGTAATACTGAGGATGTTCCAGAATTTCCACCTGGATCAGCTTCTGATGTTTCACCACCTTCACCAACTGTAATATTAAATATAATATCTCCATTACTACTTATATCTTTAAAGTCATATTTTACAAAACCGGGTGCGCCTCCTTTTCCCCATTGAAGTTCTGTTCCAGTCCCCCCACCTTCACCTCCACCACAAATAATATAACCCAAAGAAATATCTGGAATTTCACCATTTTCTTCCAAAACATTTAAATTCATACTATAATTTCCTGAATTATCAAATACATATATAGCCCATTTGTCTGTAACATAAATATTATAATCTGCTTCTAGATCAGCAATATTTCCACTTTTATAAACATTAACCATGCTTCCAACACTAAAAGTATTATTTTCTAACTTAATCGCCTTTCCACAATTTATGTTTTCTCCTACACTTAAACTATTACCAACAGAAGCATTCCCACCTATATTAGCATCTTTATTTACTGTTATATTTTCAAATTCTTTTTCATCATTTACTATTGTATTTGCTTTTAGTGTATTAACTCTTAAATTAATTAAACTATTTTTAAATGCATCATCAGATTCATCATATATTTTGTTATCAATATTGTTATTTACCTTTGATAAAAAACACATATTATCCGATATATCATAACCAAAAAACACATTTGAACTATCTGTTTTCATCAATATTCCAATATTGCTACTATCTACTTCATTATTATTTATTCCTAATACGGGACCATCTATATTTATTGTCCCTATATTAACTTCCCCATTAAACGTTGCCACCCCATTTACAGTCAAATTTTGCGACACATCTAGATTATTTATGGACGCATCATTCGCATATAAATTGTCAGATACATCTAGACGATTAATGGACGCATCGTTGGCATATAAATGGTTTGATACGTCTAGAGTATTTATTGACGCATCTGGAGCAAATAAATGTGTTACTATATCTAGGTGATTTATTGACGCATCATTTGCGTTAAAATTGATTGACACATCTAGATTATTTATAGACACATCTTTGGCAAATAAATGATTGGATACATCTAGGTTATTAAATGATACTTCTGGAGCAAATAAATGTGTTACTATATCTAGGTGATTAATGGACGCATCATTTGCACTAAAATTGATTGACACATCTAGATTATTTATAGACACATCTTTGGCAAATAAATGATTGGATACATCTAGGTTATTAAATGATACTTCTGGAGCAAATAAATGTGTTGATATATCTAGATGATTAATGGACGCATCATTTGCACTAAAATTGATTGACACATCTAGATTATTGATTGACGCATCTTTCGCGTAAAAGTGATTTGTTGCACTCAAATCTTGAGATACAATTAGATTATTAATTGAAGCATCTGTAGCATTCAATTTGGTATTCGTTATGGATTCAAAAATCGCAGTTCCAGATAGCGTTATATTTGAAACATCAATTGTGTTTGCCTTTATCTTTATAAATTGTGCCTCATTATGGGTTATTTTTTGCGTCGCATTATTTGAACCGATTGAATCTATTATACTTTGCTTACTTATTGTAATTAACACTACACCTGTTCCTCCTTTTCCTCCGTTTGTGCGTAAACTATCATCATTATTATATGTTCCACCACCACCACCACCACCATAATAACCATTCCCCCCTGGTCCGTTAAGAGAACCATTCTCAGCAAAGTTTATTGGTTCAGAACTTTCAAAGAATCCATAACCACCACCACTTGCATCATCTTCCTCTTCATCATCTGAATTAAAAACATTATAACCACCACCACCACCACCATAACTACCTGTATTTATATTTAGAATTGCTTTATCAGTATCATCACCATCTCCACCTTTACCACCAAGCCATAAATTATATGACCCATCATCATATGTATATATAAATTGGCTGTTATATGAAGTATCAATTGTTCCTCCACTTGCTTCAATCATAGACGAATTAAATGTAAGTGCTGTATTATCTCCTACACATCCTAGGTAATTACTTGAACTATCACCACCTTCTCCAATAACCATACTCATCGAACCATCCCAACTAACATTAGATGAATCTCTAATTTCACCACCATATCCACCTTTATAACCGCCTTCAATTTTACCACCAGCACCACCACCACATATGGTATATCGTATATCTAAACCACTTAATTGTGTTTTCAATGTATGATTACCACTTGTATCAAATAAAAAATATAAATTATTTGATGAATCATATTTATTTGTATCATTAGTGTTTCCATCCATTTCAAATAAACCTTTCATACCATCAACATTATCTATAGTAATGTTTTGAACACTACTTCTAAAATCTCGTTCATCTGGGTCATACATTTTTATTTCTTCGTATACTTTTATAGTGGTTCCTATTAGTTCAGAAATATTTACTTTGTTTGACATTAAGTAATCAATAGATGCATGATTAGTTACATCTAAATCATTAGTTGTAATTTTATTATTTACGTGTAAATTATTGTTAATACTTGCATCAAATATGGTCGCATGTTTATTCACCAATAGATTTTCAGATACATCCAAATTGTTATTGATACTTGCGTCAAAAATGATGGCGTGTGTATTAACACGTAGATTATTAGAAACATCCAAATTGTTATTGATACTTGCATCAAATATGGTCGCATGTTTATTAACCCATAGATTTTCAGATACATCCAAATTGTTATTAATACTTGCATCAAATATGGTCGCATGTTTATTAACCAATAGATTTTCAGATACATCCAAATTGTTATTAATACTTGCGTCAAATATGGTCGCGTGTGTATTAACACGTAGATCATTAGAAACATCCAAATTGTTGTTAATGCTTGCGTCAAATATGGTAGCGTGTGTATTGACTCGTAGGTTATTAGATACATCCAAGTTGTTGTTAATACTTGCATCAAATATGGTCGCATGTTTATTCACCCATAGATTTTCAGATACATCCAAATTGTTATTAATACTTGCGTCAAATATGGTAGCGTGTGTTTTTACAATTAGGTTCACAGATACATCCAAATTGTTAATACTTGCATCTTCTATCCACGCGTGTGTCTTCACTTTAAGGTTATTAGATACATCTAAATTATTATTGATACTTGCATCTTCTATCCATGCGTATGTTTTTACAATGAGATTATTAGATACATCTAAATTATTATTGATACTTGCATCTTCTATCCACGCATGTGTTTTGACAGTAAGATCATTAGATACATCCAAATTGTTATTAATACTTGCATCAAATATGGTCGCGTGTGTATTAACACGTAGATTTTTAGAAACGTCTAAATTGTTGTTAATACTTGCATCAAATATGGTCGCGTGTGTCTTCACAACTAAATCATTAGATACGTATAAATTATTATTGATACTTGCATCAAATATGGTAGCGTGTGTATTGACTCGTAGATTATTAGATACATCTAAATTATTATTGATACTTGCATCTTCTATCCACGCATGTTTATTCACCCATAGATTTTCAGATACATCCAAATTGTTATTAATACTTGCGTCAAATATGGTAGCGTGGATATCAACAGTAAGTTTATTAGAAACGTCTAAATTGTTAATACTAGCGTCTTCTATCCACGCGTGTTTCTTCACATTGAGGTTATTAAATACATCTAAATTGATTGCAGAAACATCCATCAAATATGCTGTATTATGAGTAATTTCTTGATATTTATATGTATTTAATCTGTCTACCATCATTTTTACAAAATTTTCCTTTTTAAATATTAACACAGCTACACCATCACCACCAATTCCACCTGGTTTTGCTCCACTTCCATAAAATCCATTTGAACTATCTTGATAATCTGTATGATTATTTGAATAATCTAATTTTTGGTCGTCATAATTTGATTTTATACCAAAATTATAACTCGCATCACCTGCGTGACCTAATTGGATTTTAAAATTGGCTCTGTCTGGAAACTGATATGAGTCATATGCATATTCAAATTGGCTGTTATATGATGTATTATTTATTCCTCCACTTACATCTACTATGATAGCGTGTGGTTTATTTGTAGTAGTAGATCCTTCAAAAATTGTTTCATAACTTATATTATAACTTATATCAATTTTTGTATTTTCTTGTGCCCCTCCAACATTGATATATGTTGTTGCGTCATCACGAATACCATGTTCATCAATATTGTCATAATTAAAAGAAATGTCACCACCATATGCTACTCCATTTGAACCATATGAACCATTCTCACCTCCACCGCAAACAATATAATCATATTCAATATAACCAACAGAAGTTGAATCAGACGCACTATTATATCCTGTTTGTATTTGTAATGTATATTCGCCACTCACATCATATATAAAGTAATAATAATTATTGGTTTCAAGGATTTTCTGTGGTTTTCCAGAATAATCAAAAAAATCTAATACATTGGAAGCATCAGGAAGTTCATAAAACGATAATTTGTTATAAATATTGGTGGAATTTAAAACAGTTTGACCGTTTGCCGATAATCCTCCATCTATAATCGTTTGGTGTAAATGTTGCAATCCTTGAACTTCAGATACTGTAGCTGATTGTTCTTTTACAACAAAATGTTGAACGTCAATTCCTCTTGCTTTTAACCACATTAAATTATTATCGTAGTTAGAATTTAAGTCATCAAGAATATTATCAGAAATGTCTGTGTCGGCAATTTTACTAAAAATAATAGCATCTTGTGTAACACCACTTGTGCCTATAGTTGTTGATGGATTATATCCAATAAAAACCCTTCTATCATCTACAGCACCAGATGAATCATTTGTAATAATTATACCTGCAGCCATATAGTCTAATCTATGCATCTCAATAATGTTATCACAAACATCCAAATTTGTTGTATGTATTTTTGTAGTGGACCCAATAAGTGTAACATCCCCTTGACTTACAGTCAAATTGCCTTTAATTAAAACATTGTTTTCTACTGTTAAACCATCTCCATTACCATTAGCACCTCGTATATGAACGTATCCACCACCACTAACATCTATATTTCCATTTTGTAATACTATATTGTTTCCCGTTTTGACTTCTATATTGCCACAACTGATGTCATTTGCTTGAAAATTGCTGTCTAATTTTAATTTTTCATATATTGTTACTAATGAATCCGAAATATCTATGATTTTATCTAAACTTGTTCCTTTAAAAATAGTCACACCTTTATGACCTGTTATATTACCACTGATATCCAAATTACCATTACCATATATATCTTTTTCAATTGTCAGACCTTGTGTTCCTTCTATTTCGCCACTTACCGTAACATTTGTATAAGCAAAAACACTGGATGATACATCTAAACGAATATCATTATTATTAAACAATTGTAACCTATTACGAGCTACAATGTTATTACTAATATCTAAATCATTATTACCAGATATATCTCCTTCAATATATAATCCAGAATAACCTATAATTTGACCGCAAATATCTAAATCTTGTTTCAAAATTGTATTTTTATATCCACAAATCGTACTAGATATATCAATTACTTCTTGAGAATTATGAAATATTTGTAATCGATTACGTCCTCTAATATTGTTGGAAATATCTAAATCATTTCCACCTGAAATATCAAATGAAATGGATAGATTATTTTTTCCTGTTATATCACCACTAATATCCTGCGTTCCATATCCACTAATATCTTTATAAATAGTTAAATTATTATTACCGGTTATATCACCACTAATGTCTAATGTTCCGTGACCGGTTATGTTATTTTCAATAAACAAATTATTTTGCCCGCTAATGTCTCCCATTATTTCCATTGTAGACTCACCATGTATATGTGTGTAACTATAAACTATATTTGATACGTCCAATTTTAAATCTGAATCATTAATTACTAATAATCTAGAATGTCCCCTTAATTCACCACTAATATCCAGCGTTCCATATCCACTAATATCTTCATAAATGGTTAAATTATTATAACCTGTTATGTCACCACTTATGTCTAATGTTCCGTGACCGGTTATGTTATTTTCAATAAACAAATTACTTTGCCCGCTAATGTCTCCAATTATTTCCATTGTAGACTCACCATGTATATGTGTGTAACTATAAACTATATTTGATACGTCCAATTTTAAATCTGAATCATTAATTACTAATAATCTAGAATGACCTCTTAATTCACCACTAATATCAAGAGTTCCATAACCACTAATATCTTGATAAATGGTTAAATTGCTATATCCTGTCATGTCACCAGATATGTCTAATGTTCCGTGACCTGTTATGTTATTTTCAATAAATAAATTTTCATTACCACTAATGTCTCCCATTATTTCCATTGTAGACTCGCCATGTATATGTGTGTAACTATAAACTATATTGGATACGTCTAATTTAGGACCATTAACAGGGTCATCTATTAACAAACGAGTGTGACCTCTAATTTCACCACTAATATCTAGATCTGACCATCCAAACATATCTCCATGAATCGTTTGTTCTTTATATCCTGTTATGTTTTCTGATATATCTAATGTTCCGTGACCGGTTATGTTTTTATGTATAAGTAAATTACTGTGACCTGTAATATCACCAGATATATCTAACGTTGAAAACCCACTAATATCACTATAAACGGTTAATGTATCATGTCCCGTTATTTGTTTACCAATATCTAATGTTCCATGGCCGCTTATATCTCCAAAAATAGTTAAATCATCGTGTCCTCTAATATGGCCTGATATATCCATTTCTTTATAGCCCGTAATATTATCGTGAATTAATAAATTACTGTGACCTGTCATGTCACCCGATATATCTAATGTTGAAAATCCACTAATATCATCATGAATTGTCAATGTTCCAAGAGCTAAAATATTTTTATCAACCGATACATTAATATTTCCACAAATATCACTATTGTAAATAATAACTGAATCATCTGAATAATCTCCACCTATTTCTTTAGAAACCAATGTGGATGAAGCCGCATACTCACTGGTTACTATATGATTTTTGGATGAACGATTAATACCACCTATTTTTCTAAATGACATTTATATATACATATTTTTTTATAATATGATTATTTCATAAAAAAATATTTTCTTATGAAATAAAGTTGTGTTAAATTATTTTTAATTTTTCATATTTATTTTTTCATATTTATTTTTTCCTTCTTGTATTTTTTTTTGATTTTGATTTTGATTTTGATTTATAATATTTTTGTGTAGTTATTTTTTTTCCACTTATTTTTCCATTTGTATTTCCATTTGTATTTCCACTTGTGTGTTTTTTTCTTCGTTTTGTTCTTTTATTTGTTCTATTTGATTTTACATTGACTAAAAAATCTTTATATAATCGAGAATCCAAATCTTCAAACACTGGGTCCACTTTGAGTAGATTTGCTAAATTTGTTTTATTATTATCAAATTGCATTGACTTTTTGCGAATATAATCATCATCTCTTGAATATAAATTAACTTTTGTTTTTTTACCATTTGAAATCATTTTAACACTTTTTTGTTTTATACTATCATTATCAATAGAAGACGAATATGTAATTAATTTTTGTATTTTATTTTCTTTTCTATTGGGATTATTGTAAATCATTTGTGTATATATTTTGTTGCCATATTTTTTAAAAAAAAAGTATTTTATAAAATGTTTAATAAAAAAACAACTTAAAGGTATACATGATTATATATATGGGCCACTCTTAGCTCAGTTGGTAGAGCATTCGACTGTAGTAGTAAAATAAAGTCATCGAAATGTCACTGGTTCGAATCCGGTAGAGTGGAATATTATTCAATAATTATTGCTAATTGAAATACTTATTGAAATGAAAAACTATTAATATTAAAAACTATTTTGTTCGCTTTTAATATGGTTTTCTATATCTGGCACCATAACTGATACTGAGATTGATTCATTGTCATCAACATTTTTATTTTCAATTTTTTTCTGAATTATTGTTTCCCGCTTTTTATATTCTTCTAACGCCCATTTTTTATAACATTTGTGATTTATTTCAGGATAATCTTTGTCAATTTTAAAACAACAAGGCCAACATACGGTTCTAGTATATTTTTCTTTATATTTTTTATATTCTTCATCATTAATTTTATTCTTGTTTTCTAAACATTCTTTAAATACTTTTCGTTCTCTTTTCCTATTTACTTCCTCTAAATCATCATTTTGCTTGTCCTTAAATGGATCCATGATTCCAGCAATAAATTCATTTAAATCTTGAGGATTTTTTAATTCTTTTCTATAATCATTACAACATAACCAATACACAAACCGTTTAAAATAACTCTCTTTCAAAATTTCAGCATTCTCTATTTCCTGTAAAATCATTTGGTCTACTATTGAATACGCGGATTTTAATACTAATATCTCTCTTATACAATTCTCTTTCCTTCTATACGCTTGATTTATATCAAAATTATCAACATCTTCATTCGTATTTCTGTAATAATTATAATAATTTATTTGGTTTTTTACAGTCTTCAAATTATATATCACCTTCTTCTTTCTATCTTCTATTCGCTTTATAATTGAAAATATATTTGTGTTGTATATAATCGGATACAGTAATCTTATATTTTTCGGCACTATAAACTTATTTGTTTCCTTTATTTCTTTTATTTTGCTTTCCACATTGTCTATAGTCTTAATTAAAATTGTCTCAATATTTGTTTCATCATTTTTCGCATAATAATTCCCTGATGTATCCTTCTTATACGGATATAATAATATGGTTCCCGATTTGAATTCCACCGATGTTTGTAATTTATCATATTTATGTGACGAAATCTTGTGCGCCTCTGACCTCGCATCCAATTTATAAAAATTTACCAATGCCAATAAAAATGATATTACTCCATTTACGGATGAAATTAATATTACTCCCCATACATAACTATGTATTATAGAGGCTAATACTGACGCAGTTGTTGACAACATTATTGCCGGAATCATCAAATAGTTCAATTGTGTTTCTACATACGCTTTTGATTCCATATAAATTATTTTTTGACCTTTTAAATAGCTCGCCATTATGTCTAAAGAATTTGAATATTTTTGCTGATCGTCAAAATAATTCTTATTAATAATCTGCTCTATTTGTGCATATTTATATTTTTTATATGGTTTGTCATTATATTCTTTTTTTATTTTACCAGTGTTTTCACAGGTGATTTCACTTTCACTTTGACTTTCGCTTTCACTTTCATATCTTCCTTCTCCCATTTTGGCTTGGAAACATTTTTTATAATTGTTATCGAATATATTTATATCACCTTCAAATATATCTGTTTCTGATTTTGTTCGCATTAAACTTCTTAAACCTTTTTTCATTTATTATCTAAATTGATAAAAAATGAAACATTTTTCTGTATTTATTTTATCTTATTACTTTTATGATTTTATGATTAACCAAAAGAGCACTATGAATCAAGAAGAATATGGCAATTTTGTTGATATTGAAAAAAATAGCATTAATTGTTTTCCGGATAATCTAAAACATATGTGCAAAAAGTATAAAATACGTTCTATTAATAGGAATTTTAATAAATTCAATCAACGTAATAAATTCAACTTAAATATTATGAATACTATTCCTGAAATTAATGAAAATAGGAGGCTTAGTAGTAGCCATAACAATAATCGTTGTTCTTATAATAAAATTTTAATTACTATTGTTCTATTTTGTGCTTTTTGTTTTAAGAATTATTACTTCCTTCGTAAGTTTGTGTAAATGATAAACAGAAACTTATATTCATCTCATTTAAATCCAATATTCGTCCATATTCATCCATTAATTGGATTCCTAATTTTTCTATTGTCACTGGATTTGTATATTCCCTAGGTGTTGATACTATACTTAACATATTAGCTATTTCAAAACTAAACGAAAAGGTCGTCAGCGGTATTCGCGCCAAAATATTTTTATGTAAAATAACAGAATTGAACGCATTGTAAAAATGGCTTGTGCTCTCATTATTTGAATTATGGTCGTCTATTGCCATATAAATATATTTCGGTCCTGTTAAATTTACTAATGATTCACTTATTATTTCAAAATTGTTTTCCTTATTAGTCGATATGTAACTCCCATTTCTGAATCCCAACATCCATCCTAATTTTTTTATTAAAGCATTGCTATCTGGTTTACAACTTTTATTTTCGTTGAATAAAAGTTCTACTTGGTTTATACTTGATGACGAATTTAATGTAAAAATCATTTTACCTGTTCCAGAACCTTCCGTGTCTACATCTACATAAAAATCTATATCATTAAATATTCCATCTGTTGTTATTCCATCTGTTGTTATTCCATCTGTTGTTATTAGCGTATAATTTGAAGGATTATTTAACGCAGTTATAACTGCGGTTCTACTATAATTTCCATCTTGTAACTCAAATAATGCCTCTTTTACTACACCTGAAACATCTACTCTTATTGTAAAATAATTATTGTCAAATATTTTTGATATCGCATAAAACGTCGTGGGAAATTCTATTGATGATAATTCCATCTTTTTAACATTATCCAATTTAAATGATAAATTAATATCAAAATTGCTGGATAATTGCTGAAAATTCTCTCTAAATCTTGTATCTACATTTAAATGCTTCTTTAGTGTTCTCTCTTGCAATATATCTTTACCTTCTATTATTGGCTTCTCTATTATATATGGATGCGGATTCATTGTTTCTTTTACACTTTTGATATTTTCTTGTAATTTTATTTTTGCGGATGTTATAAATTGTATCGTATCTTGCTTCAATTTGGGAGTCAATTTGGGATTACTTAATAACTTCTCTCGTAATTTAGTTTCCTTTATTTCTATGACATTTGAATCAAAATTATTTGGCAATTCAAATATATCCTTCAAGTCATTTATTGTATAATTTCTTATATCAAAATTAAAGGGATTTGACGACATATTATTATTATATAGTTTTATTTTTATATTCAATATTTATTTGTATATTTTGTTTTCTTTTTCTTTATTAATTATCTTCATTTATTATTTTCATTTACTTTTATATTTAAATATTATTTATCTATATATATACCTATGTTTTCTAATAATAGAACGAGTATTAAAGAATTATATAGCGCTCCTCAAGCAATTTCAGTAAGTAGTGACGGAAAGAGTGTCACTTTTGAAAATAAATCAGTTTCTATCGGTGATGTTACTAGTCAAACCGAAGTAGAACCTGATGTAAAATTTAATGTTGTCGGTAAAACGAAAATGGATGGTGATGTTAAAATGTCTCAAAATGTCTTTATTGGCGGCGCTATTGAAGTAACTGATGAAAATGTAAAATTAAAAGTTGAAGGTAATACAACTATCAATGGAACTATCAATACCAATGAAATTGTTATCGGTTCAGATTATAGATTAAAAACTAATATAAAACCCCTTGATGACTCTTTTGTCGTAGACCATTTAAAACCTGTTGAATATAATAAAAATAATTGTGATAAAAAAGAAATCGGTTTCATTGCCCATGAATTACAAAACGTATATCCTGATTTTGTTACAGGTGTTAAAGATTGTGAAGCAACGCAACACGTAAATTATAATAATCTTATTGGTATTCTTGTGAACGAAATACAAATGCTGAAAAAACGTGTTAATGAACTTGAATCAAAAATATAAATATAAATTTAAAAAAAATATAAAAATTTTGATATTAAATTTAAACATTTAAAAATTAAAAATAAAATTGAATGCTTTTTTAAATTTATTGTGTTTTATATTCATTATTAAATTCTGTATTAAATAAAATGCACCTATCTAAAATTAATGTTCACCCTAGAGACAAAGACATCCAGTTCTTTGAAGAAGGTCATATTTATATTATTTATAATAATCCCAAGGTTAAATACACTTCTACTACCACTTGGGTTCATAGCTTTTTCGAAAAATTTGATGCCGATAAAATCATTGTAAAAATGATGAAAGGTAAGTCTTGGAAAGAAGGTCATAAGTATTGGAATATGACATCCCAACAAATTAAAGACTCTTGGAACAAAAATGGCTCGGAAGTTTCTACAGCAGGAACTCAAATGCATTATGATATTGAATGCTTTATGAATAACCCAAATTTACACTCCATTTATTCTCATAAACAATTATATGATAACTATTTTCAAGACATTATAGAAACAAATTGTATTCCTTTTGATTCTTCAAATAACATTCCAAAAGAATGGCAGTATTTTATCCATTTTGTCCGCGATTTCCCTAATATGGTTCCCTATAGAACCGAATGGACTATATTTCACGAAGAACTTAAAATATCGGGTAGTGTTGATATGGTTTATGAAAAATCAGATGGAACATTGGCTATTTATGATTGGAAACGATGTAAAGATATTTCAAAAATTAATAACTTTAACAAATTCGCTATTGTAGCGCCTATTTGCCATTTACCCGACTCCAATTTCTGGCATTATGCTTTACAATTAAATATTTACCGGTATATTATACAAGAAAAATATAATAAAACCGTCAGTGAATTGTGTCTTGTTAGACTTCATCCTGACGCAAAAGAAAACAATTATGAACTTATTCCTGTACCAATGTTAGACCAAGAAATTAATGATATTATTGCTTTACGTATGTGCACTTTACAATTTTAAAAATAATATAAGCATAATTTTATAACAATATTTATATTAATTATTTGAATGAACTTTATTCGCAATATATTTCAGTCTCGTTTTTTTAAATATAACTTTCCAACACAACCTTTTTTGGGCACATTGTCTGCTATTGCCTTTGGTTATTTTATAAAAAATTATTACTTTTCATTTAATAGAACAAAGAATAAAATAGAAAATATTGTCGAAAAATCTATACCATATGAAGAAAAATATAATCAAAAATTTGAAAATACAAATTCAGACGACAAATGTATTTTTTCACAAGAAAAAATTAGACAAACAATTTATTCACTTACTGAAAATTATAAACGAAATTTGTATAAATTCCAACAAGAATATGCTGATATTGAATCTTATTATTATAATAATGATGATGAATCTGATGGTTATGATGATGACATAAATGATGACAAAGAAGCTATCTTATTAAAAGATAAAATTATTAATCTAAAAATATTATTAAGAAATGAAGACCAAATTGAAACTAATGCTTTGGATCAATGTTTGACTGATGTTAAATTAAGTTTAATGAATTCTTTACAAAATAATTTTATTCTTGAAAATACACCTACTGGAAATGTTATTATGGTCTATAATTGTAAAAAAGAAGGATTTTCTTACTTTTCTGATAGATCAATCACTAATAAATATTTAGAAAGTGTTTGTAAGAAGTATTGTATCCAATTTAAGTGCAAAATATTATTTAATAATGTTTTTATAAATGAAGGTAAAATGGCTAACTTCAAATTCCTTAAAAATGAAGTAAATAATAATAATAAAAAAAATGGAAAGTTGTCATTTCGTTCTTTTAAAGAACAATTTTCTTTATTTTAATTGTATAGTATATATAAGATTATTATGCCATTTTCAAGAAAACCTAAACACTTTGCAAAAAAAAGAAAACGCACTAGAAAATGTATTGCAAAAAAACAAAAAGGTGGTATAAAATTGTTTAATAAATTAAAAAAGAAAACTCCTACCACACCAACAAATGTGGTTCCAACTATTTCACCTACCACACCAACAAATGTGGTTCCAACTATTTCGCCTACCAAACCATTAAATGTGGTTCCAACTATTTCGCCTACCACACCAACAAATGTGGTTCCAACTATTTCTCCTACCACACCATTAAATGTGGTTCCAACTATTTCTCCTACCACACCATTAAATGTGGTTCCAACTTTTTCGCCTACCACACCAACAAATGTGGTTCCAACTATTTCGCCTACCACACCAACAAATGTGGTTCCAACTATTTCAGAAAATACAAATTCAGAAGAAAATAATGAGAATAATCAATCAAATGAAAATACAGATGAAGTAGATGATTCTGATTCTGATTCTGACGAAGATTCTGATTCTGATTCTGACGAAGATGATGAAGTCGATGAATCTATGAAAATTATAGAACAATTCTTGGATGCCGATTGTAATAATGCAATGCTAAAAGATTTAATGTTTATTGCGAAGGATATAAATAAATTACTTCTTGAAATTTTACCTCTTTTTGATGAAGAATTGGTTGATATTATTATTATATTTTTAGCAAATTTTAATACCAAATTTGCTGAAGATGAAGATTTCCGTAATCAACTTAATATAGCAATTGAAAGTGTTATTGACACTATTATCAATTCTGGTATGGATGCTTTTGGAAGCGGTTGTGGTGTAATTGTAAAAGTTTTAACAACAATGGCTCAAGCCATTCCTGGTGCGGGTGCTGTTATTTCTAGTCTAATGATTGCTAATAATATTGCCGATACTGGTTTTCTTATTAGTGATTCAGGAAAGAAAATTTCAAAAGCTTCCGACGATTTTTCAGGTAAAATGTCGGAACTTATGGGTAAAATAAATGACTCCATGCCTAAAATAGATAATTCAAATTTTAATTTTAAAGATGTATTGGAAAAGAAACGACAAGAAGCTAGAATATTAAATGCTGCTAAAAAGGATAAGAAGAAAAAAAAGAAAAAGAAAAAGGAAAAAAAGGAAAAAAACAGTAAAACTTCTGAAGAAGAAAAATCAACTGCTGAAGAAGCAAAATCAACTGATGTTAAACAAGAAGAAGAACCTCCTAAAAAAAAAAGTTTCTTTCGTAACCCTTTTACAAGAAAAAATAAAAATGATAATGAACAAAATCCAGAACAAAAACAAAAAAGTTTATTTCGTAACCCTTTTACAAGAAAAAATAAAAATGATAATGAACAAAATCCAGAACAAAATCCAGAACAAAATCCAGAACAAAATCCAGAACAAAATCCAGAACAACTATAACAATAAATTAAATAATATAAATATGACTATATTTGTATTATTTTCTATTTTTCTATTACTGTGGTTTTATTTTTTAACCATTTCAAATATCCATTACTTTTCACTACATTAAATGAGGTTTCTAAATGCTGATGTGCTATCTTATAAATATTCTTATTATGTTCGTCCAATTGACTTAAATATTCGTAAATATTTATTTTAATTTCTTTGTCATAATTATCAAACAACGGTGGCACAGGTATTCCCATTTCTTCAAAATTATACTCCATTTTGTTACAGTGCAATTCAATCTTATGTTTATATGTTTATATGTTTATATATTTTTATACTTAATTCAATTTCATTTTTTTAATTATTTTAATTATTTTAATTATTTGTTATACATTATTTTCTATTTATTTAACTTATACATTAAATTCTTATATATCTAAATAAAATACTCTATAAAACATATTGTTCTATTTTCCCATTTCAAATCTATATGATTAATCTCATAATTTTGTTTTTTTAAAAAGGCATATAATAACGGCAATTCATTTAAACTCATATATCTATCTTTATTTTTCGCTGACATTATAGAAAATAAACATTTATCTTCACTTTTTACAACTTCTTTATCACTTAACTTTTCTCTGTAAACTCTTCTTACTAAACTACTTAAAGGTCCTTTTGGATTTTGACTTATTGTTATTATGTTTCTGTATTTTCTTGCGGTTGAATCAAAAAAAGGTTCATATTTCACTGAATATATTTCACGTAATGACATTATATTATTATCATAATTTATTTTTTTGTATTTATTTGTTTTCATTTTATTATTTTATATATCTTATTCTAATTAATATATACGTGTATTTATTATTGTTTCAAAATCATCTATTAACTTGATTTCTTCATTTTTATCTTCCATTGCCATTAATTCATTTTCTTTTTCTTCTTCATTTAATCCTATATATTCACGAGATAGTTTGATGAAAAGACGGACGAATCTCGACATATCTTCATTATCATCGTCATCTTCATCTTCATTGAATTGATAATATACAAATTTTAGTAGTTCTCGTTTACTAAAATTTTGATTTAGTTTATGTACCATATAATCTAATGGTGCTGCAAAATTTGCTTCGTAATTGTTATCTTCATTTTCATCGTAATCGTCATCTTCATCGTAATCGTCATCTTCATCGTAATCGTCATCTTCTGACTCGTGATTTTCACAAGAGCATGGTATCCTTGCCAATTCTTTCCTACAACAGGGACAACTAAATCCATTGTGTGCTACATTGAGTAAGAAACAATTGCTATGAAATTCATGACCACATTCTGTCTTTATATTATTGTTATTTTTTTCCATTACTTCGAAACAAATTGGGCAATCTGACATTTTGTATTATAATTATATTCTTTATTCTTTATTCTTTATTCTTATTCTATTTTTATTTCATTTTTATTTTATAATTTAGTTTATAAAATTAATGTTTCATTTCTAGTAAGTATAAAAAAAATGAAATACTTTTATATTATGTCTCCATTTGTAAATAAATTTAGTTTGTTAAACAAAAATGTATCGCCTCTTTCTTCCCCACGTGTTCCCCCAATTCGACGCAACGTTTATTGCCAATGTGTTACAATCTAAACATAACATCGGCATCGTATCTCGCGTTGATATTGTCTCAAAACATGTCACCCATTTCTCCGCATACGTTCACTTTGAATCTGTCAACTATCATTTGACACACGTCCGCCGCCTAATTGAACACATTAATGATGGCCAAAAGGTCTCTCTCATTTACCAAGGTAAGTATTTCTGGAATATATTGAAAGACACAAGTAAAGGTAAAAATTTCTCTGTTTCAGAACGCAATCAATGTGTTGATATTTGTTCAGATGATTCTTCTCGTTCGTTTTCTCCTGTCTCTATGAAAGACAACAAGTTCTTCTCTGATTTAGTAAAAAAAGGTTCCACCATTCAACATAAACAATTGAATCTTATCAAACAAAACGATTCATTCAACACAAACACCCATTTCCAGTTATTCACCAAAGAAGATTACAAAAATATGGAGCAATTGGACACCTTTTTGGAAGAAGAATACTATATGCAAGTATTTAGTGATGAGATTGACGAATTTGATAGAACTTATTTTGATATGTAGTTTGTATATTGTAGTGTGTAGTTTGTAGTGTGTAGTTTGTAGTTTGTAGTTTGTAACGTTTAGTAACTAACTAATGAATTCCTTTTTTACTGGAAAAAAATGATTACTTTTTGTTCTCTTTTTTATATTACAAAATAAAGACAAAAATAAAGACAAAAATTATGAACTCCAATTACAAAACTACCGAAAAACAAAATCATTACTTGAACATGTTGAAGTTTTATAAACAAAAATATTCAACTAAACAAAAATTTAATTCAAATTCCAATTCAAATACAAATACAAATACAAATACAAATTCCAATTCAAATTTAAATATTGACAAAAGAGGCACCAAAAGAAAATTTAGTGAAGCATTCTTGTAAATATATTTAGTTTTTATTATTGATTCAAATTCAGATTATTATTGTTTTTTATTTACCTTATTATATTATATTATATGTCCTATCTTTCTTTTGAAAATAATATAATTGAAGCATCTGGAAATCTTATTTTGAAATCAACTAGCGGTGTAATTGATTGCTCTAATGCAACAATCAGCAATGTAACTATAAAAGCAACTATTACTGATTCTGAAAGGATAAAAGTTACTTCTATTGAAGCATCCTTAAATGACATTTCTTTCAATAACAGCAATTTACTAGATGTTAGTTCCATCCAGGTCAATAATGATGTGTCTTGTAGCTCTTTATCTGTTGATACTATTGGTTTTGCAAATCATGACATTTCTTTCAATAACAGCAATTTACTAGATGTTAGTTCCATCCAGGTCAATAATGATGTGTCTTGTAGTTCTATATTTGTTGATACTATTAATTCTAAAAGTAATAGTAATGTTAATATAAAAGGAAACCTTACTATTGATGGTTCTCTTATTATTCAAACTGGTGAAATTACATTGATAAAAACTAAAGACCTAGATATTAGCGACAATATTATCGGTCTTAATCGGGGACATACTGGAGGCAATAACACGTCTGGTATGCTTATAAATTATGATATTTCAAATATTTTTTTTGGGTATCATGACACTGAAAATGCTTTTGTTATTGCTGATACAAGTTATAATCATGATGATGATTCTAGAAATATAGTATTGGATAACTATGTTGATTTAAAAGTTGGAAATGTTAATATTGTGAATACAGATCCTGAACCTTCAAATAACCCAAAAGCCCAATTAAATATATACGGCAATTCATACGCCAGTTCGGCTCAAATATTCTTGGGACAACAATCAAAAGTTGGCGCAGGCATACGGTACAATGGCAATAATGACAAAATGGAATTTTATAATAGAGACGCAAGTAGTGAAAGTGTTGTTATGTCCTATAATTACAATAGTAATAATGTAACATTCAATGGTTCAGTTGATGCTAGCAGCAATATGTTTCAAACTGTTTTAGAAGACGTTAGTTTTTCTTATATACAATTAGATAGAAAAGATTGTTCGTTAAATCAAAACATAATAACAACCAAGATTGGTTACTTAAATTCCACGAATAATGTATTACATATAACCAACAATGCCGATTACATATATTTGGCAAGATATACAGATGATGATACAGTTACCCCGTATTTAAATATTGGCCAGTATATTAGCGGGACAGCTACTGATTTAAGTAACTATAAACACGTATCTAACGTAATGATTCAAGCACCTTCATTTAGTGGGGATTTAACCAATACATCAGGGTTGACACTCACCGGACATAATTCAAAAACATTTATAATCGGTGCAAATGATAAACACGAATCTAACGTAATGATTCAAGCACCTTCATTCAACGCCACATCGGATTACCGAACAAAGACCAATATTGAAGACCTAGATGAAACCATAACTGTTTCCAATTTGCGACCATTAGTGTATATAAAAAACGGGAAAAAAGAAATCGGTTTGATTGCCCACGAACTTCAAGAAGTGTATCCGTTTATGGTTTGTGGTGAAAAAGATGGAGAACAAATGCAATCTGTCAACTATAATGGTCTTATTGGAGTTCTTATAAATGATGTAAAACGCCTCAATAATGAAAATAAAAAACTTAAATCTGAATATGAAACTTTGAAATCTGAAAACAGTGAAATAAAGTCCCGCCTTGACACTCTTGAAGAAAAATTTAATAAAAGGTTTGAATAACAATTTAAAACTAACAAAATAATATATAAAATGGAAAACTTTGATTACAAAAACCTCGTCAACAACATTATTAAATTCAACGAAAAATTTAACGAATTTGAAGACAAAGTAGCATCCATTATGGAATCCAAAGTGGATGACAAGTTTGACACATTAGAAAATGTAAAATTGCTCCTCGTTTGTCAAAAATATATAAACAATATGATTGACAATTTGAAATCAGAATGAGAATAAATATCGTATATAATAATAAAAATGAAAACTAATTTGATAATATTTTAATATAACAATTATTATCAAATTACCAATTTTATCAAAATAAAATGCAAACTCGTTCTCAAACCAAGATGAAAAAAGAAGAAGCGAATATATTCATTAAATTGGAAGATGAATTTCCGGAAAAATATTGTAATTATTTAAATGAAAAATTAGAAAAGAAAGAAATCAAATCAGAAACAGAATTAGAATTAGAATCAGAATTAGATTTTGTATATGATTTTGATTATGCTAGCGAGTGTTGGAAGTCAAATAAACAATATGTTGGAAATGGATGTTATAAATATAAGTGCCAATGTATCACAAAAAAGGGCAACCCTTGTGTGCGAACTGCCTTACCAGGTGAAATAAATTGTAAAATTCATTTGAAATAAATAAAAAACTTGTTAATAATTTAATTACTTAATAAATTATTTCATTAAAATATAAACAAATATAAATACAATACACATTCAATTTTTTGCTTTTTTGCTTTTTTGGTCTTCTATACAAATCCCCATCTAGTACAAATATTAGCGGTGCGTTTAAATACTAATTCATTAATGTGTTTACACAATGATTTTTCTAATCTTTTTTTGGCATCATCATCAAACGGTCCGTCTTCTACATAGAGTTCATTTTCTTCGTCAAATGTAAGATTATAAGATGGGTCTGATACTACTTCCAAAGATGGATTTGTATAAAAGGTTTCAAGAACAGATTTATCCAACACATTCACCAAATCTTGCTTCACCATTTGTCTTGTTTGTAGATTTGTAATTTCATTGACATGCAGTCTATCAAAATCAATATTGTCGTAATTGGAAACCATAGACAGCAAATGTGTAACGGTTTGTGGTTTTATAAATTTGTTTAAATAAAAGTCCATCGATTCTTGTGAATACCTTGGTTCTAAATGGGGAGCTTTATTCAAAGCAGAAAAAGTAATATGTTTGATTTGTGATATTTCAACTAATGACATTTGTAATTATAATTATAAATAATTTAGGTAATTATACTTAAATTATTTTTGTGTTAGTTTTCATTTCATTTTATTTTATTTTATTTTATTTTATTTTATTTTATTGTCATTTTTTAATTTTATAAAAATAAATCAATCATCACAACAATCCGAAAATATTTTAAACACTCCATAACAACTGCAAACTATAATGAGAAAAAAAGAACAAGACGCTAAAAATACAGCTACATTATCGTATTCACAACAATCAGTATGATACTTGGCACAACATATATCATAATTATGGTCATCGTCATCAAAATCACACCATTTATTCGTATATTTTTGTAATATGTTACAATCATCAAAAAATAAATTAGGACAATTTGTTAAATTACAAGAACCCGTGTTTGGACCGGTGTTGGAATCAAATGTATAATAAAATTCATTTGTATCATTTGTATTATTTGTATCATTTGTATCATTTGTATTATTTGTATCATTTATAACATTTGTATCATTTATAACATTTATAACATTTGTATCATTTATAACATTTGTATCATTTATAACATTTGTATCATATAAATAATTCATATCTAAACAATCACCACCATCAAAATCACAATAACTATAATTACATTCAATATCGCAAACATAATCACCTATAAATTGCTCATTACATCCAGGCGAACATGTCGCGATTGATTTGTCAAAAAATAAAGCAGTCAAATAAAGAAACGTTTTTATCATTTATTATATTTATTTATTATATTTATTAATGTTTATTTATTAATGTTTATTTATTAATGTTTATTTATTGTCTGATTTATTTTAATCTAAAATTACACAACTTGTTTTCCCAATTCCTCTCATCTTGGGAATATATTTCAAACATGGTTTCTTTTTATAGTTTATATATTCTTCCATTGATAATGGTTGTTTTGTATTTTTTGTGTAAATTACATCTTGAGGTTTACAATCTTTACAATCTCTTTTCATATTTTCATATTTATGGTCTTGATTCACATCAAATATATCTGAATTACAAGATTTTATTCGCTCAATATATGATCCTTGACTATGGTTCATAATGGTTCCACTATCAATAGGTTTCACAACAACTTTTGCGCGAGCTATTTTACGTTTAATATGTGCCGAATGATTTACAACTGATGGTTTTACATATTGTGAATTACTATCATATTGCATATTAGGCGAACTCATTAAATATTGCTTTCCTATATAAGTATTTGGTCTTAATCCACCATTTACAGAAAATCCATTATTTGACAAAAAATGAGTTTTATTAACATTACAACAATTCATAAATTGAGGTTTAAAATATTTGTTTTGTTTATTTGATTTGCTTTTATTTTTTAAATATAAAGCATTTGTTTTATTTTTTAATACATTTAATGACATATATATTGTATATATTGTATAGGTATTATAAAATATATATATAAAATAGTTTCATTTTGATTTTCATTTTGAGTTTCATTTTTCACTAAATAAGATATACAAATTAAATAAATTATATAAATAATATTTGACGATTTACAGGATTTTTTTGTAAGCATCTTTGTAAAAAATAAAATATTTTAGTGTGGTTAATTGATAAAGTTTTTAAAAGTTGTGATATTTCTTCTACATCATTTGTATCTATCTTTTGCATATTTTTGGTTTCCATTGTTTTGAACATGTATAAATATAATATCCCAACACTATAATAACTACATTTATAATTTATTTTACAAGGTAATTCTGATATTTCATATAATTCTGGCGCTAATATAAAATCTTCTGAATTTGGTGGATATTTTATTTCAATATTTTCTTGTTTATCTATTTTTGCCAAATGCGTTCCATTTATATACAAATATGTATTATCATTTACAACTAATATATGCCTAGGGTCAAATCCAATAAACACACTATTTTCGTCTTCTAATAAATATCGCATTTGTGTTGATATGTCATATATTATTTTATAAATATTTATTGGTTTTAAGGTTTCATAAACATCTTGTAATAAACACATTGAAGAACACTTAAAATAAACGTTTTTATAATTGTCTTCGGCAATTGCGTTATTTAGTAACCCTGATTTAATAAACGAATCAATAAGAATTTTTTGAGTTGTGTTGAATTCAATGTTTCCATTATAATATTTCTTCCTTATTTCTTGTTTATGTAGTTTATAATTTAATAAGGATAACTCCATTAATATTGTGTTACAATTTGTTTTTATTATTTTTCAATAAATTTTAATATTATTTAATAATAATATTAATTTAAATCATTTCATATAAAAAATGAAATGTATATAAAATATAAATATAAATCAATTAATATAAACATCAATGGAAAAATCTAAATTACTGGAAAAAATTGAATCAATGAATGAAGATACAAAAGATAAACCACCTAAATCATTATCATTGCCTGATATGCTTAATGATTCTCATATATATTTACACCCAAAAAGTGACAAATGTGTATTTAATGAATACGGTCAATGTATTAAAGGTTTTAGATATTTTTGTGCTTATTGCAATTATGGTGTAGGTGGTATGTTTACATCATGTTATAATAGTAAATGCTATATACCTAAATGTGATACTTTAAAGTCAGACGAAAAACAAATTAGTAAAACATAATAAAGGAAATAAAAAGTAAAAATAAATGATTTAAAGATTACTGGTATACTTAATACACATTATTATGACTTCTTTTGACACAACTTATGCTAGTAAGTTGTTGGATACATATCCACAAATTATGAGTTTACAATTATTCGTTGATGGAGACAATGAACTTAAACAGAAATATATTGATTCAGCAAATAAACATAACAATAAGGTTTTAAATAACCTTTCTCATATTGACGGTGGGTTTGACCTTTTTTCTCCACGTGTTGCCGACACAGTTGAACGTCGTTTTTTTGGTCCTAATTGGAAAGATTTACCTGATGTAAATAAGTTAGATTTTAAAATATGTTGTTCTGCTAAAATGCTTTATACTCGTTCTGATACTGATACTCTTAAATCATTCAACACAGGTTATTATATGCACCCCCGTTCCAGTTTATCAAAGACCAAGTTGCGTCTAGCAAATAGCACTGGTATAATCGATGCCGGTTATAGAGGTCATATTATGGGAATGTTTGATGTTGTTGGAAGTAAAGATGAAAATCTAATTGACTGTGATTATATGGGTAATGCTTACGACAGATACGTCCAAATTTGTGCTCCTGGGTTGGTTCCAATTTTGGTGGAAGTTGTTGATACCTTGGAACGTTTGGGTGAAGAAACGGCACGTGGTTCTGGGGGTTTCGGTTCTACTGGTGCTTAAAATTGTCAAAAGGTTAAATAAAACTGTAATAATATATTAAAAGAATAATATATTATTTATTGGAATGGAATGGAATGGAATGGCAAAATGAAATAATATTACCAAGTGCAATGAGAGGATATTCAAGATGAACTAATACTAATAATTATAATTCTGTTCCTGAAATATTTTCCTGTAATGATACTGAAAAACAAAACAAAAATATTTTCAATTATTTTTTTTAGGTGTTTATTATAAATACAATTTATGAAACTATCTCTATCCAAACTCGCTTCTTATATTGTTTTAGCTATTTTACTTGCGATTTGTATCAATATTGTCTACCAATTAGGATTTGATTCTATGCAAGAATCTTTCGTCTCTTTAAGCACTTATGGTGATTTCATAGTTCATGAAACTGAATTCCGAAATTTTTCCGATAAAATTGAATATACCGCAGAATCCGCTTTTCCTGGCGTCTCTATTGACAACTCTTTAAATTCCAGTATGTATTATAAACGTGTCAATAATGAAGACCTACATTTTTATAATGAAAATGAAAAATACAACTGGGATTCTTCCACTATTCAACTTTATAAAGATTTTTTGAATAGCCAAAATATTTCCATTTCTGACGAAGACTTTAACGGATATGTTGATAAATTGCGCACCATTTATAACCAATATATGATTCTAGAATTAATGTCCAACGAAACAAATCGGCATAAATTATTGACTTCTGGTGTCCTTGTTGACGGTTCTCATAATTTATTAGAACCTTGGGACTCTTCCACTATGTCTCTGACCGGTTCCCAATACATAGTCAAATGTAACAATAATAAATTACAAAAATTTGCTTCTTCTTCTTCTTCTTCTGTTGGAACCGATATTTCCCTTTCCTTATTAAATGGTCTATCTTTTCCTAATGCTGTTTGTAACCCTTGTGACTCTCTATTAGCACCTGGTAATGAAGACCGATATAAATGTAAATATGATTTAAATATTCAAAAAAATGTCGGTCTATCTGGAAACGGAATTTGGAACAAAATTTGGAACTCTTTGACTTATTCTGAAAGTAAAAGTGAAACATCTAAATAAATGTTAAACAATATATATGAAATAATTTCAATATTGATACAAATATTAAAACAAATGGAGTCTTTGCATAAATATAACACTCAAGTTATAAACTGGATTTTTATTTTTTATTTACATTATATCTTCTATTAAATAAATAAGTATTCTATTTTATAATATTCAAATATTCAAATCAATTTTATAGAATATTATAAAATTGATTAAATGTTAGCGGATGGTAGTTTCGATCCACCGACCTTTGGGTTATGAGCCCAACACGCTACCTCTGCGCCAACCCGCTTATCATTTTGGTGTCCAAATCTGGAGTCGAACCAGAAACCTTACAGTGAGAGTATGCTCTTCCATTGAGCTATTTGGACTTACTATTTGTTTTTTGTTACCCGATGTGGGGCTTGAACCCACGACCACCAGCTTAAAAGGCTGGCGCTCTACCGACTGAGCTAACCGGGTTTACCATTATGGTCTTACTGGGACTCGAACCCAGGATGCCAGATTCAAAGTCTGGAGTGCTAACCACTACACTATAAGACCTTTTTTTTGCTGATTCCATTTGTTTTAATATTTGTTTTAATATTTGTTTTAAAAATGTTTTTGCTGTATGGAATAAAATTTGCATTCTGTGGGGTTCGAACCCACGCATACTATCGTATAGTAGATCTTAAGTCTACCCCCTTAGACCACTCGGGCAAGAATGCTGTCATTTTTTGCTGTTTTCTAGAAAAAAAAAGTCTGTCAAATTATATTTTTTTAAAGTTGTCGCTGTAAGAAAACATTTTTGCTCCATCACGGGCTCGAACCGTGGACCTTTGGCTCATAAGACCAATGCTCTAACCAACTGAGCTAAAGGAGCAGACATTTAACCTACAAACATTACACAGTAGTCAGTTCAATAATATTTAACAACATAACGGTTTAACTTACCCTTTACTTCACATATTATAATAGTTAATTATCTTTAAGTTGTTTTATAATTAATTTATTTATTTATAAATAACATTTTAACTTACCTTTTAACTTACCCTTTACTTCACATATTATAATAGTTAATTGTCTTTAAGTTGTTTTATAATTATTTTGTTTATATTAACGATGACACCCTTGACAAGGAACTGACAACTTAAATTTCAAAAACATTGACACATTCTTCCCCGTCATTTTTACTTGCTTTTGTATATCTTGCTTTACATCATTTTCCAGCTTTTGCTTCTCATATTCTTCCTGAATTTGTTTCATCTTTTCAACCCTTGTTTTTTCACGTGTGTATATCATTCTCATCTTGTTATATTATTAGAATTATAAAATAAAAATGAATACAAATTGTTTTTTACAATATTTGTCATTTTTGTCATATAACAATGATTTACGCTTTCTCAAATCCTTGTATGCCTGGTATTCTTAAAGTGGGAATGACCAAACGAAAAATTGAATCACGACTTAAAGAAGCCAATGGTAGTGATACGTGGCGACCACCTTTACCCTATCAAATTGAACTCGCCAAATATGTCACAAATTATAAACAAAAAGAAAAAGATATACACGCACTTTTTAATCATTTGGGAAAAAGAATTAACCCTAAAAAAGAATTCTTTGAAACTACTTTGAATGAAGTAAGGTTGATATTTAATTTAATTGATGGAGATGAATTTATTCCAAATATTTTTTCAACAAATAATACTTCAACAGATAATACTTCAACAAATAATACTTCAACAAATAATACTTCAACAGATAATACTTCAACAAATAATACTTCAACAGATAATACTTCAACAAATATAAATTTAATCGCAAATATTTCACCTATTAAAGAATGGAAAAAAACAACAAACTTGTCAGATTATTTATGTGAAAACGCTTTTAACCAATTCATTCAATGGTTACAATTAAATATCCCTGGTATCGATAAATCATACTCTTACTACAAATATATTAAAATCATTTCCTGTTATATTTGACTTTAACATTTTACAAACACTTTATACGCTTAAAATATCCTCCCATTTGCATAAAATAATCATTGCTTATTTCTCCTCCACATTCACCTATTTTCGTTGGATCCGATATAAATATTTTGCCATTTTTTACCATTCCGCATTTACATTCTCCAAAATATGGTTCTAACTCGTTTTTATTTACTCCCACTTTGGATGAACTATCTGAATTAAAAGTTATATTATATGTTCCATCAGTATTAGTCAAAGTTATTGTTGCATTTTCGTAAAAAGTATTTGAACCCTTTATCGCATAAACTTTATTATTATAGACAGGTCCGTCATATGTTATGTCTATTGTCTTCGCATTATACGTTAATTCCGGTTCGCTTCCACATTTACAACCTTTTACTATTCCTGTTTTACTCCCTTTTGACTTTATTATGGGCGACTTTAATTCCCTTAAATATCTATCATACGACCCATGCTTTCCATTTTTTACCCATTTTGACCCTATGTGCGCCCCTTTTACATCTATGTAGTGCGAAGATGACACTTGGTTTGTCTTTTGTATGTGCTTTTTTGATACAAATGGGTCTAAATACGCATTACTTCGCTTCCTTGAATAACTCATTGGTAACCCTCTTTGCTTCCAATTTAAATTATATATTGTATCTGACATTTGATTTATATTATTAGTTTTTATTTTATTTTATTTTTATTTTATATCGATGAACTAAATTTATTCAATATTGTTGATAAAAATAAAAATAAATAAAAATAAAATAAAAATAAAATAAAAATTAAATAAAAATAAAATATTAATAAAATAAAAATAAAAATAAAATATTAATAAAATAAAAATAAAAATAAAAATTAATAAAATAAAAATAAAAATAAAATATTAATAAAATAAAAATAAAAATAAAATATTAATAAAAATAAAATAAAAATAAAATAAAAATAAAATAAAAATAAAAATAAAATATTAATAAAGTATTTATTGTTATTTTATATTAAAGGAAATCGTCATTTTATATATTAGAATATCAAATCTGTTTATCAATCTGTATCTCTTTCACAATTCTTCTTATTATTTTCTTGTTTAAGTCATCTGTATCCCCTTTCCCTCCAAACGCTTGATAAACTATTTCTCCGTATTCTTTGTGTTCTTTAGAATTGTAATCCGTCATACATTGTGGAAATTCGTCTTGATATTTGCCTTGTACCGCAATCGTATTTGCTCGCTGGACGTCTTCGATTAAATTATTGGTTACTTTCTTTTCTTTATTTTCCTTTTCCCACGCCTTTTTTGTTCTAATGTATATGTTTTCTCGTTTCAAATCACTACAATGCATTGGTCTCTTTGTAATGTCTAATTTGTTTAAATTGTTTATTATGAGCGACGATATTGCCTCCACATATCCTTTTTTACCTAAAAATTTTAATTCTTTAATTCCTACTTCTATTGATTCCGCAAATTCAGTTATATTCATAGCATCTTTACATGTCTCGTTTAAGAAAAATTGCAAGTTGAATGTGTTATGACTGTTTGTATTATGAGAATTCGTTGTTGTATTATTTGTTGTCTGTTGATTGTTATTTATGGTCTCCTTAAGAGCTACAATGTGATTAACTATATTATTTTCTATATTATCCATTTTTTGTATTGTTTCTTTTAGTTCATTCTTCGTTTCTTTTAGTTCATTCTTCGTTTCTTTTAATTCATCATCTATTTTTGTGAATAATTCCATATTTGCTTCTTGTGTTTGCGTCTTATTTTTGTGCTTATTGCTTTCTAAATGCTTTTGAAAATTTTGTTGCGATGATGTTGAATAATTGCATATTTCACATTTGAATTGGTTTAAGTTATACACATTATTTTTATGTTTGCTTGTTGAATTGTGGTTGTTATAATTTTCTTTACGACTTGTCTTAAAATCACATAAATTACAAAAATATTCTTTTTTCATTTTCTGTATATTATCAAATAATATTTAAGTTATTTTAGGACAAATAATACTCTATTTGATATAATTTGTATGTAAGGTGTTGTTTCATTAATACTTTACATATTTTTTACACGATATATCGTGTGTTTATTTTTTAAAAATCTTGAATTTATATAATTACTGGAAATTATATAATTTTTATTTTATCGTCTTATATCTTTATTTTGAAACAAAACTTTAGACCTATAATGGTAATAACATTGTTGCTATATTACACTTACTTCTTTTTTCATTATTACTTTTTGTCGTTTCGAAAAATGTCCAAAAATAGTCCAAAAATAAGGAAAATTTTATCGTCACAAAATTGTTAATCAAAAAACGCAATTGTGACTGTTATGGTCTCAATGTTATTTTTTTCACCTTTAATTGAAGACTTTTCAGTATTTCTTAAAATTGGACATTTCTAAAAATGTCCAAAAATGAAAATCGAAAATACTTTTGGGTAAACTTTTTATTATTTTTACTTATTAAATTTATCTAGCAAGTTTTATTGAAAAGGATGAAAAAATAAAAAGCAAATATGTTGTTGTTTTATTTAAAAAGGATGAAAAAAGAAAAAAGAAAAAATGTTGTTGTTTGTTGTTGTTTTATTTGAAAAAAATGAAACAAATTATAACGAAAAAAATATAAATAAAATAATCATTCAATGTCGGAAAAGAAAAAGAAAATAAGATTGGTATTAGATAATAGACCTATTTTGAATGCCAATGAGCGTGCGGATTTGTTGAATAAGGTAATCTTTGGTGGTGGAGAAAAGACTTGTAAATTTTGTAATAAAACTTACAAATCTTCCGCCCATTTGGAAAAACATACTTTGTTATGTAAACTGATGTGCGATATGGCGACAGAAAATATGACTGTTGTAGACGATATACCTAGTCCACGTTCAATGTATATTATGCTTCTTGAATTGGCAAATAAATATAAAAACTTAGAAGAAAAATACGACCATTTAAATAAATGGGTTGTCAAAAAGAAAAAGAAAATAAACCTTGCTGAATGGTTGAACGATCATGTGGAAAAACCAGCTTGCAACAATTATATGTCGTATTTTGACGACAATTTTGAAGTAACTTTGACTGATATTGATATTTTATTCGACTCAAATTATAACGATTTCTTCAATATAATCCTTCAAAATATGGATTTAAATAATGGTCCTATTGTGGGATTTAGTGATAAAGCAAATACTATTTATGGGTTTGAAGAAAATAAATGGTGCGAATTAACAAAAACTCAATTATCTTCTTTATTCTTCCGATGTAAAAAAACAATATTTTCAAAGGCATTTGAATTGAAAACATTGAAAAAAGATGATATCGCCAAATGCAACAAATTAGAAGCCAAATTTGACCGATTAATGATGAAACTTATTAATGCTGAAATGTCTGATGGTGGTCTTTATAATAAATTACGATTATGTCTTTACAATCGCATCAAAAAAGATATCAAAAATATTGTTGAATATGATTTGGAATTCTAAAGAATTCTATGGAATTCTATTATTTGATTTAATAATTCAATTAAAAATATTCATATATATCACAAAATGTGTGCTTTATCTGATTCTTTGAAGTGGAAATATTCTTTTTATAGCGCGTTGCTTTTTTTTATCATTTCTTCCCCTCAAATCTATAAGATATCTCATCGTATTTTAGGGAAATACATTAAAATCGCTAATGGTGGATGTCCTACTGCGGTTGGATTAGTTTTACATTCGGTTGTATATATGGTGGCACTATTTGGTCTAATGAAGCTTCCAAAGGATGTTTAATTCTTCCAAAGGATGTTTAATTCTTCCAAAGGATGTTTAATTCTTCCAAAGGATGTTTAATTCTTCCAAAGGATGTTTAATTCTTCCAAAGGATGTTTAATTCTTCCAAA